CTAAAGAAGGGGACAATGATAGACCTGGGGTTTCCGTATTTACTGGTAAAATTGGCTTTGCTGATTATGATACTAAATTCACAGTTAATGGTGAAGTATTAGAGTATGTAAAATGTGATACATTCACTCTTACTCCTAATAAATACGTTAAAGAAGTAGTATGTAATAATCTTAATATAGATTATTATGCTTTAATGAATATCTTATATAAATATAATAAGGTAGTTTCTGCATATGAAACTGGAGAAGAAACTCCAAACTTCGATCCTATCATTATTAAAGTTAATAATGAAATTACTGATGTTGAAAATATTAGTAAATCGTTAGACTATAGATATAAACGACCAGCATTCTTAGATGATGTAGATCCATTAAATAATAGCTCTTTGTTTAGTGATGAAGAACTTAAATATGCAGCTTTTGAAAAAGCAAAAAATATCATTGGTCTTAGCCATACCCCAGCTGAATTTTTATCTAGAATGTGTCATATTCTAGTAGATCCAGCTAAGATTAATTTAACTAGATCTATAAAACCTCTATTGATGAGACTTCCGTTATATAGTTTAGATAATACTAAAAAATATAACTATAGTAACCGAACTTGGGAAGAAGTATCAAAAGCTACAGAAGATGCTTCTCGTTATTTTGACATTACATCTTCTGGCGAGTTAGACGCAGATAATGGACAACTCATTGGTATTGATAAATCTCAAAAGATTCGTCAAGGTATATGTAAAATAAATCCAAATCCTGAAACTAGAGATAAAGGTATTATTGTATTAGAAGATTTATATTCTAATAGAGATATCATATGTAAAAAGAATTCATATTTTACAGAAACTCCAGATAATCGTTATATTATTAAAAATAAAGCATTAGTTGAAACTCCATTCGATTCTAATAACTATTTCCTCAATAGTATTAAATTTGAATTTGAAAGCACACAAAATGTTGGTAGTTCTTATCCTTTCCACGATCTAGATTTTAGTAATGATGTACTAGAAGTAAAATTTGGTAATGATATTAATACTGATTCTGAATATGTTAACTTACGCAGTTATGCACGTACTATGCCTGGTCCTGTAAATACAAAGTTCAAATCCTATGATAATAAAGATATTACTAAATTAGATATGACTTCTTATGATGAAGGTTGTCCGTTATTCTTTAATAAATATATTACTGAAGTTAAGGTTAATAAAATTATTATTCCTTACAAAGCTAAATCATTTAGAAGACTAATATTTGGTAAAATTAGTGATGCAGGATTTACTAAGTTTATTTTTGCTGATACTCCAGCTATAGCTGAATCTCTACCATGGTCTTTATCTTATTATAGAGATAATCTTAGCGAATATGATTATGATTTTGCTGACTTTGGTGTATATAACCATACTGGATATAGATTTGATTGCACTCAACAAGAAGCAATTAATAACTTCGTATCCCATATTCATTGCCACATTAGATCTAATAATCCAATTCTTCAAAATAAGAACTTCTTAAAATATCGTTTACCACTATTTACATTAGATGGTAATCAACGATTTAACTATTCTTTACGTCAATGGCAATTAATTAGCCAATATGACCCTAAGAATGATAATAAACCAATGACTCAAATCTTCCCAGAATTGGCTGAAGAACTTAATAAAATGAGAGTTATTGGTAGTAAAAATGTTTAATGGAGGTATAAATTATGCCAGACACTCCTAATATGACCGATAAGGTTATAGAAAATTTGAATCTTTTACATAATGATCTCCAAGACGTTAAAGCCATTCTAGTTAAGAATGGCATTAACTCTACTGGAGCAACATCTAAGCTTGCATCTGAAGTTGTTAAACTTCCAGAAAAAGCTGAAGAAACTCTTAAAAAATCCACTGAAGTTAAAGGTATGGTTAATGGTACTTTAGACATTACTGGTGGATTTACTTATTCACCATCCTCAAGTGAAACTTTAGATACTAGTAATACAATAATATCTTCGAATACAACAGAATTTACGATTCCTAAAGGTAAGAAATTAGGTATGTTTTTTCCAACTGATGAGTTAGTTAATAATTTGGCTAGTACTCATACGAGCTATGATGATATACATCTTAAGTTGACAGTTCATGATATGAATTTACTAGATCCAAATACTATGTATTTAACAACAGGGTGGACAAACCTCGTCGATTATACAGTTGATATTAAAGATGAATTTAAAAAAGTAAACTATAATGGCGTTGAATATTATGATCTAACACAAGAAACCAATACATCAAATGATTGGAGTGACCCTAATAGGAAACAATTTGGTGGTATGGTTACATTCTCAGATTATAAAACAAAAATTACATTAAATGGTGAAGTTCCAGAAAAAATTAAATGTGATACATTTGTTTTATCCGGTAATAAATTTATTAAAGAAGTAGTATGTAATATGGTAATGATAGATTATAGATTACTTAAGCACCTCTTCTATAAAGATAATGGATTGATGAATGATTTTGATGACGATGCTACATATGATCCTATTATAGTTAGATTAACTAATAAGTATAAAGAATTTAGTGGTTATTTTTATCAAGAAAATAATTATGAATATAATACAACTGATTTAGAGGCTAATTTCACCAAGACTGCAGATCCATTAGCGGTTAATTCTTGGACTGATCTAAATTTAAAACCTATATATTTTAAAGAACAAAGTAAAAACTTTAAAGGCATTAGTGCTAATATTGCAAAACTAATGTCTAAGCTAGTTCATATTTATATAGATCCATCTGTAATAAATGTAGATAAACTTGAAGCGATATTATTGAGGTTACCTCTTTTTAATGAAGATGGTAGTAAAAAATACAATTACTCTACTAAGACTTGGGAACCGGTGGCATCTGCTACTCCAGATGATAAAAAATATTATGAAATATCTCCACCATTATTATATGATGGAACTGTAGATACTTATAAGATGCTAGGAAAAGATAAAATTCCAATGTTATATAATCTATACCCCTATGATACTAGTAGTAGTTCTCCATTAGAGGGAATAGTCTTAATTAATGATAGAGTCTTTAATAAAGATCGTATTATTAGCAAATATAATACTATATGGCCTGCTTGTACAAACTATAGTATTGGATCAGGATATAAATTACATTCTACTGGTCTTACTCCAATTAGTAGTCAATTACGGTTATTGGGAAAACCAGTAACTGTAGATGTATCAAGAACTACAGATGCTGGTGTTTATCCATTTGGTAATGAAATAATGTATACTGCATTTGATTTTACTATAGAGCTTGGCTATATAGGAAAAGATGAAACTAAACTTGATTATGATATGACATATAAACCCGCTTTCTATGTAGCCCCACCATTTACTAAATTTAAATCAAATGGTGAACAAATTACGAAAATGAAATTTATCGATGGCGAGGCCCCTCTAATTTATAACAGTACTGTTTCTGAGGTTAGAGTAAATAAAGTAGTATTACCTATGCATGCTAAAGTTTTTAGAGATCTAGTTAGTGGAAATATAGATAATATTTATCAAACCAAACCAACTCCAATTAAATATATATTTGAAGACACTGGAGTTAAAGTTGTAAAACCAACATTAGAGCACTATGACGAAATGGCAGATGTAGATGCTTTCGTTAAGAGTGCATACAATGCACCAGATTATAGATTTGATTATACTCAATATGCGGCTATAGATAAATTTGCTAAATATATCCATTGCTGTATTTCTGAAACAAATCCAGCTATGACTGATGAAGATTTCTTGAAATATCGTATTCCTCTATTTAATAAAGATGAAACTAAACGATATAATTACTCGACTAAACAATGGGTCGATGCCGATTCTTATAGAATTCCATTTGATGCTACACCATCAACAGAACTCTTCCCATCTAAAGCAGAAGAATTGTCTAAAATGATGGTTATCGGTACTCCGATTTACTAATTAATATAAAATACTCAATGAGGTTCATCCTCATTGAGTATTTACTCATTCTTTCAACAATTAAATATAGAGTTTTAATATTTTCCCATATTTATTAGGTTGGAGAAATTACTATGAAGAATCTTACTCAACTCATTAAAGGCATTTTAACCCCAGCAATTCAAGAAGTTGCTAAAGACATTTATAAACTTAGTACTAAAGTAAATGAAGCAATCTTAAAGAATCTAGCACAGATTAAATCTGCAGATCATATTACTTTAGCTACAAATATTACTTTAGACCCTGACGTAAATCAATGTCAAGGGTTTACTTACAACTTTAAAAAGAATACATTCATTCTTGCATGTGTTAATTCTGATAATACAAAACAAGTTATCTACGAATTATCCCCAACAGATTTCTCTGTTTTAACTAAAAGATCTTTTACTGGTGCCGATATTTTAGGTCATTGTAATACATTGACTTATGATGGTACTCATATCTTAGTTACTAATGGTGCAGCCAATGGTAATAGAATTTATAGACTTAATGATGATTTAACAGTTGATGGTTATACTGACTATACTGATAAATTCTTCAATATTGACTATAATAAAGGTACTAAGAAACTATTATCTATAGTTCCTGGTGATACTAATGCTACACGTAAATTAAGATTATATGATTATGCTAATCTTAATGCTATAGAAAAAGAAGTTACAGTTACTGTAAATGAAACAAATAATGATTCTAATGGTGCATTACTTATGGATAAAACTATTGTATTTGCTACATTGAATCGAATTGTTGAATCTGATTATGCTGGTACTATTCTACGTGAAGTAGAAATTAATTCCAGTATTGAAATTGAAGACTTCGCATATGTAAATGGTATGATTTATATGGCAGCTAATGAAGGTGGAGCAGTTAATATCTACGTTCATGATCCAGTTAAATCTGCTTATGAGCATATTAATGATATCCATTTCAAAAATGGTATCTTCTTACCAAATCAACAATACTTATACGGTAAATCCCCAGATAACAAATGGATCCCAATTGCTAAAGTAAATAAAAATGGTAATGTAGAAATGGGGTCTAAAGATAAGTCTATGGCATTGTGTACAAATGCATTAACTGTATACGATGGTACTAATTCTAATACTGTTATCACTACAGCTCATTATGGTACAGCAATCTATAGTAAGAGCCAAGTAGATACTAAATTGAATGGCTATGTAACTACTGCAGCTTTAGAAGAAAAACTTAAAGCCGGTGGTGGAGCTCAAGATCTATCTGCTTATGCTACCAAAAAAGAAGTTCAAGATGTAATGGCTAAGATCAATGAACTATTAGAAAAAACTAGAGGTGCAAACTAATGTCTATGACTAAAGTTAATGCCTTCCTTAAAGAGGATGGGAATTCCCTTATCTTTAAGGGAGATGGGGAATTAGTTTACTATATCCCTGAAAATTATTTTAGGAATGACGGTCATATGAAGTATGCAGAAGAAGCCGGAGAGTATATTAATACTCTCGGGCTTTTTTCATATGAGGTCTTCGACTCTAAAGGAAAATCGATATATGGAGTTAAACTATTTAACCACCCTGTGTTAATTTCCTGTATGCCTTCTTCTGTTGAAAAAGTCAAAGACTATATCCTAGACAAGAAGATTCCAGTTCCTGTAGATTATCGTATTCTTAGATTTAAGAAAGACGATGTGGCTATTGTAAATACTGGATCTCCAGAAGATATCACGAACGTAGAAAATATGTTTAGAATCTTCATGATTACTGGTAATATACCTAATGTAATTCCTTATGATGAATTACACACCTTCTTAATGGACTCTATTAAATTTAATGGATCTTCCTTCGGTATATCTGCTCAGATGTTTGGTATTCTTATTTCCGAATTATGCAGATCTACTAAAGATGAATCAGTTCCGTTCCGATTGGCTAAAGAGACCGACATGCATAAATATAAACCAGTATCAATTAAGATGATTCCTAAGTATATTTCCGCCTTCACATCTATCACTTCTGAAAACTGGGATGATGCTGTCGTAAATGCAGTAATCAACAAGAATAAGGTAGATAGCCCTATGGAAAAGATCCTAATGACCTAAAGGGCCCGGAATAACATATGAATAAAAGTTTAAATAGATCTCCAATCGGATCGTTTAGAACTATTTTAATTCTATTAAGGAGGAAATAAGAGATTATGATTGGTACAAAAATCATTCTTGAAGACCAAAGTTATATTCCTTCTCTGAATGTAGCTGACTCTACTGTTAGGCCGATTGTATTTGCCGGCTTCACATCCGACAAAGGCACTGAAGAATATACAAAATGGCAAGGTAAAGATTTCTTTGACCAATATGGTGAAATTTCCTTTGCACGTCATGGGCAACCTTTACTTCAAGCCGCTAACGTAATCAACAATGGTGGTATTGTTTATGCAAAACGTGTTGTTGACCCAACTTCTCGTTTAGCTATGCTTGGCGTTGTAGCTCATACCAAAGAAATTTCTCGTCAAGAAACTCGAATTAAAACAGACACCGTAACAGGTGCTCCTGTAACAAAACCAGATGGAAGTTATGAAATGGAAGATTTATACTGGAAGAAAACTGACGTAGATACAGTTTCCAAACCAGAAGATCGTCCACTTTACACAAAAACTGAAGCAGGTAGCGACGGCGTTGCTGCTATGTTTAAAGTTTGTCAAGTTAACTTCTCTATAGAAACTCTTGAAGCTACTGAAAATAAATATGGCTCCGACTATAAAGCAGTTGCTGAAGCTTTCTATAACAAATTCAAAAATAACAAAGATAATCGTTATCCTTTGTTCTTAATCACTGATAATGGTCGTGGTGTATCTGCAAAATCCATTACCATTTCTACTGATACTACACTTTCTCGTTCTGCTCAATCTACTCGTTATGTATTGGACATCGAAGAAAACAATAATACATTGGAATCCATTGTATTCTCTTTAAATCCAGATGAAGTAGAATCTGGTTTTAACTTATTCTTTGACTCCGTAATCAAACGTACTTCTAAACAAGTAAAATGCTTTGGTTTCGAAGATCAAGTTAATTTGTTATTTGCGAAAATTGCTTCTCTTTCTGGTATCAATGAAGCAGTACTTCGTGAATCCGATATCATCACTGCACGCACTTGGAGAGGTGAAACTTTCAAAACATTTGAAGTTTTAACTTCTACAACTGATGGTGTTGCTACAGTTAAACTTGATTCCGTAAACGGTCATCCTTTGATCGGCGGCTTCAATGGTGAAACTTTCAGTGATGCTCCTATTAAAACTTATAAAGGTGTAACTGATAATCAATCTGTTTATGCTAAAGAAATGACTAAAGTATATGATGGTACTTTTAATGATGAAATCTATGACACAGACAACAACCCTATCGATGTGGTAGTTGATGCGGCATATCCTCACATTACTAAACGTGCTATCGAAGCATTAGTTACTTTCCGTCAAGACGTATTCTTCTTCCGTGATATGGGTACAACTGGTTTGACCAATATCCTTGCTATTAAGAATGCTAAGACACTTAACAATGGTATCAATAATAAATTTATCGGTACTTATTGTCAATACTTTGATACTTATGATCCATATACTAAGAAACAAGTTACTGTTACTATGGGCTATGCAATCTCTCGTTTGATTTGTATGCACTTTGCTAATGGTCGTTCTTTAGTTTGTGCTGGTCAAAGTAATGGTTGGACAGTTCCTGAAATTATCGAAGGTACTTTAAGCTATGTACCTAAGATTACTCCAGCTGGCAACCAAGTAGACCAAATGGATGATCTTCGTATTAACTTTGGTAAATACTATAATGGTATCTTCCATATTGCTACTGAATATACATCCCAAGATATCTTTACGCAATTGAGCTTTATCAATAACGTATTGAATATCCAAGGTCTTATTAAAGATATTCGTATTCAATGTCCTAAATCCCGTTATAAATTCATTACTGGTGCAGACTTTGAAGACTATAAGAAAGATATTCAAGCAGTTATCGATGCATCTTCTTCTAAATTTGCATCCATTTCTATTGATTTCCAAACTGATTCTGTATATGCAGCTAACAAGATTGTATATGCGGTAATCAAAGTATCTTTCAAAGATTTTGCTCAAGCAGAAATCTTCCGTATCGTAGCTATTCCAATTGCTACTACTAACAATAGTGCCAAGATCTAATAAGGAGGATAAAAATGGCTGAACAACGTACAAGCGGTGCTGTTAATTTTATCTTCGACGGCACTAAAGATATTCGTGATTTGACTAACTATGCTTTATTCCGTGGTGTAACTGACTGGGCTAACCTTTACCAATTCAACCAATTTGAATCTGGTTATGGTTTATTCTTAGTACTTGATATTCCATTCTTCTTGAAGAAGTTAGCTGAAAAACATGAGCAATATGCTAAATTAATTAACACTTACGTTCATATTCTTGAATATGAATTCCGTGGTCTTGACGGTATTGATAACATCAACTCCGAAACTGCAGAATTAACAAACGGTGTTAAAAATATCAACGTAATCAATAAAGTTAATAGCCAATCTGCTTCTACTTTTACATTACGTTACTTCGAAAAATCTGGTTCTATCTTAACAAAAGTTCATGAATTGTTCTTGCGTGGTATCAAAGATCCTACAACTCAAGTTAAACATTATCATGGTCTTATTGAAGATGGCACAATCACAGACCCTGGTTTCGATAAAGAAGTATTTAGCTTCTTATATATCGTAACTGATAATACTTTGATGAACGTAGAAAAAGCATTCTACATCGTAGCTGCTCAACCTACAAATGCTGACTTGAATATCTACAACGTAGACCGTCAAGATATCGGCTTCAAAGAATTGTCTGTTGAATTCTCCGGTTTCCCTATTGCTAACCCATCTGTAAACAAGAAAGCTCAAAGCTTACTTGATTGGGTACGTAAAGGTACAATCTGGGATGAATCCGAAATGACTTATTCTGGCATTACTAACATGAAACCTTTCAATGGTACATTGACTGGTAATGGTGAAGGTAATACTGGTTCTAAGACTACTTGGACAGGTAAATAATAAAACCAACTAAATAAAATCGGGACTAGGCCTATAAAGGTCTAGTCCTATTTATTTGGTCACTAATTTTTTATAACATTTTAATAACTGCAAATAAGGTGCCAATGTTTCATAACATACTCCTAATAAAATAACATGACTACTTATACCAAAATTTCATTTAAAATCGATTAATGAACGTGAATATAAATACCTTGCTCGCTGCTGACAAATAAAACCAAACGGAAAACACTATACACATAATAACAAATTGTACGGACTTAAAAATCCTTATTTGCAGTCTTCATCTCCTATCCAAAACAATGACGACAAAGCAATATCGGACATAGGCTTCAAGCCTATGTCCGGTTTTTGCTGTTTAATACTCAGCATCAGAAGATCCATTATCTTGATCAGCTGCTAATTTAGCAGCTTGTAAACGTGTTTTATCTTTAACTGCTGTAATCATATCCATATCTAAATATCCTTCAAGCAATCTAGCTTTAAGGTTATTTTCAAATAATGCTCTAGTTGTATCATCTAAGTCGGCACCAAATGCCGCTGCAGTAGATGTAGCAATATCGTTAGCATTAACTATGAATTGATTTGTATTTGTAAGATTTAAGAACATAGGAACCGGTAAGTTTACTTTAATAGTAGCCGTTGGGCTATCAAATTCACCACGGTATAATAATGTCATAATCTTAGATAGGAATCTATTTGCAATAGTTTGTCTATTATAGATCTTCTTCAAGAATCTACTATTAGACATGGTAGCTTGGATTGCATAATCCATAGATTGTCTTGCTTGAACTATTTCGAAAGGTACATCTGTAGCATCAACTGCCATAGTTTGTAGTCTATCCATTAGTTCAGTTTGTGGATCAATATTTTGACCTTGCATAACTTCAAATTGCACTGGAGCATTACCAGAGTTATCTGTAGGAATTACAAAGTCATTGAATCGACCAAGAATATTTAATACGTTTTTCATAGATTCTAATTGACGAATATTGAAGTTTTGACGTTTCAATTGATCAATTGTATTTAAAAGAATCTTAGAAATATTAGTATCAATACCAGATTGTTTTACATAGTAAACACGACGGTCTTGAGAGCGAGTCATAGCACCAATCGTATTAGTAATATAAAGACCTACATATAGTTTAGCTGGAATCAAAGATTTATATAAATCAGAGATACCACGATATGTATCTGGATCTAATTTGAAATAGCAATGAACTACATCATCTGGAGGCAAGAAAGTTACAGTATATTTATTCTTACCAACTTGTAGATCATGTTTAAGAATAGCATAAATTTCTTTAGAAAGATTTTTATTAAGCTTAATAAATTTAGTATCAATAGCCGTAGATAATTTATGAGCAACTGTTTTAACTACCGCATCAGATAATACAGCAGAGTTTTTAGTTGCCATCAAATCGGTACTTTTATTAATACCAAGTGCATTGACTGGTGTAGTTGTATCACTTACAGGGAAGTCATCTTCTAAACCAAATACACTATCATTTTCAAGATATGCATATCCTAATACTAAGTCTTCAATCTTAATAGGAATGATCTTATATCTATTCAATTCTTTAAATAGACAGCCATTCAATCCCCAATTTTCCTTAGTATTAATATCATGACCACCAATAGTAGTCAAACCATTAGATGCAGTATCATCCATGAATCCACTAGCATCTAGTTTATCATCAGCAACTAATGAAACTGTACTTGTTGTAGCTTCATTAAAGTTCATAGAACTTTCTTTGATTGCTTGGAATCGCGAGATTGCATTATGACGTTCCATAATAGGACCATATAATGCATTACTTGTATTGAATGTAAAATCTACAGATACTTTTTCTTTATCTTTAGAATCAATACTAGTATTAGAATAAGTAGAACCATTTTCATTGAAAGCTGGACTACTGCTAATAACTCCAGATTCGTTCAATACTAGAGATTCTCGTAAAGAACTCATCTGATTATTAGGATTATCAAGAATCTTCTTAATAGCTCTTTCATATGGTACGATATAAATGAATCGTTCACCATATTTAGAAGTATTATAGACGATATCTTGGAATTTTGCTAATAAATCATACTTATCTTTTAATACCTTGATATTTTCATAGAAAGTATCTTTATTAGTTTCAACTGTTACATTCTCATCAGATATATAAATATAGTCTTTAGAGAAGTGGTCAGAAGAGATTACGTTATCACATAGAGTACCAATAGCATATTCAAGCATTGGCATATATTTACAAACCATATCGATTTCGGCATCGAATAGGCGTAAACTTCTATTGTTGAAGAAAGAGTTATATATACCACCATCTACTGATAGAGAGTTAAACATTTCTTCAAATCCATCAGCTACTTTAGGATCATTTTGATATTCTAATGATTTAGCATACAGTGTACTAAGAGAACTTAGACCTGTAGAATAGTTAATATCATTAACAATCCGACCCATGGAGTTGTTGATTTTATTTGAAATATTTTCTAATTCGCTATCTGCATCTGGAGGAGTAAAAAACGTACGTTTATAAAAGTTAGAAAGATTTTTTATTAAGGAATTACCAGCGTTAGTGGCATTCTTATCTTTTTTATCTTCAGCCATTATCGTTCCTCCTTTGAATTATTTAAATGTTTTTATGATACCTAATAAACAGAAATGGCTATAGAGTTTGACTCTATAGCCTATTTTTGCTGTTTATAAATACATAAATGATTGTTGGATGATAATATTTTTAGGTTTATATATATTCATTCTAATAACTTTAGTTACACCATCTGTATAAAGATTTACATTTACTTTATCAGATTTAGTTGTAGGTAATGCAGTCTTAGGAATCCAAATACCTATATTATTTATATATAAACACATAGCTCCTAAAGATGCTGGAGCTGACTGAAGAGTTTGATAATCAGGATGCTCATTATAGTTTTCTACATTTCCAATCAAATTAGAATCTATTTCTAATGAAAGAAATCTACTATTAGCATTTCTAATATAATCTACATCCATAGATTCACATGTAATAGATGCTGAAGAATTTAGTTTTGCTAAATTCTTCATTTCTAATACATTAAACATGATTCCATTACAATATTCTGGTAATTCTACTTGTAATCCAATAATACGTTGAATATATGAATTATCTGGACCTACACCTAGAATCGAATATGGTTGAGTTGCATCATAAATAATTCTATCACATTTAAGAACTTTACTTATTGATAATAAACTATTAATATCATCAATAGATAAATTAAAGTATCTAATCATTTTTACCCCCAGGGATATTACGTTCACCATACATTGCGGGAATACATCCGAATCCATTATCTGTAATTGCAGGAATCAATTCATTATATTCTACAACTTCAGGTTCACTTAAGATACCATTTTTATATACTTTGAAATCTAATCTAGGTTTAATTCTACCAGAAGAATAGATTGCTTTAACTTCTTTTACAAGATCACTGAATTCTGGTAATCCAAACCATCTACTACCAATAGTTAGATAATCTTGAGTTACCATATCTTCTACAAATGCAGAACTTGCATCTTTATCATCTCCAAATTCAATCTTACCGATTTCAGATGGAGAACTTAAGTTAAATTCACGGTTAATACTTGGATATAGTGAGCTAAAGTCAAAGTCTACTAAGTTATCACATAAGAAAACTGGTACACCATTGATCTTTAATTTAGCTGAGTCATTAACCAAGTTAGGATCCGCAACAAAAGCACCGTCAAACTTTTCAGTCGGCTTTTCTTTTGTTTTATTAATATTATTACCAACAACAAGTCCTAAATTATAATAGAAATCTTGTTGTTTATTTCTTAGATAGATTGTTTGTCTATGAACTTTAGAGAATCTTGTATTATTCAAAACACTTGAGTTATAAATATAACCAATATCATCTGTAGATTCTTCAATACATACTTGGACAAGAACGTCGACGATATTATAGAATATGAATGTTTTGAAATCTAAGAATGGTAATTTAGCCAAATCTGTAGTGATATGATGATAATCTAATTTCTTTACACCACAAATTTGAGCTCCAATATCATTCAATTTAAATGATGCAAATGCTGATTGACCTTTACGCCGAGATGCAAATTGAATCATTTGATCTAAGTATACTGTATAAGAACTAATATATGCATAGTCCCCACGTTCAGCATAATTATTTTCCATTCTAGTATCGATGAAATATTCAGCTTTAGGATTCATCTTAAAGTCTGGATGACACATAATACTTTCTGGAGTATATCCTAGCTTCTTGATACGTTCAATGATATATGGAATATCGAAGGCCATGTTCCATGCCATCAAGAAGTCTGGTTGTTCTGTGTTAATTTGTTTGAATAAAGAAGCAATCAAATGTGTTTCTTCATCAAAGAATTTTATATTAAATTTTATACCATAAATATTGAATTTACGTTGACGATCTTCTCCACCAATTGCAAACTCAATAAGCTCTCTTAATTCATGCTCTATTTGACCAGTAGCTACATTATTTTCAAATTCTTGAACCAATGGATTTCTAGGGTCTCTTAGAACGTAAGTATTAATTGCTCCATTGGAAATATATGTAACCGCATTAATTGGAGCTTCACCTGGTTCTGGGAAATCTCCAATAATATTGGAGATATCAACTTCGATATCCAGATATGCTTTACTTGTAGAATGAATATCATTCTTAAAGATCCTATTAAACCAGAATCTATAATGGTCTTCAATATTTTGGTCAGAGAAGAATACTTGATTCAAAGTATGTAACTTTACATTTTCTCTATATTGACCGCTACTAATATTATTTGTATAGAATCTAAGATTATTAGTCTTTTCGGCTATACATTTTTCTAATTGTCTATTTGTACATTGTACCGGTTCGACTTCTTCAATAGGAAGATAGTCATGATGATAAGAAAGATTCTGATCTTTGGCTAAATACCAAATATATTCAGGATCTTCTATTTCACATAAGTATTTTTTTCCAGTATTATTATCTTTTGCTACCATACTAATACTAGGAGTAGACCAACGTCCATTATCCTGTTTAGCGCCTTTAGCAAAAAAAGTTTGTAATATAGTTAAGTCATAATCTTGTGGAAACTGATTAAAAATATTAAGAGTATTCATTATATTTCTCCTTATAACATTCCCAGTTATACCTAATATAATGTAATTAGGCTAGTATTTATCTAATTTATGCCTATTTTGAGCCATATAGGTTATAATACCTAGAACTATCTAATAATGATTATCTAGGAGGTCTATTATGCAATATACTGAAGCTATTGTCTCTGGTAATGCAGTTTTAGAAGAGCCAAAAGTTGATCTAAGCATGAAATCAGTCTTTGGTAAACTAAAATCTGGCAAAACAGAGTCTATCGTAAAACCTATGCCAGTAGAGGACGAAAGTACTTTAATTAAACCACGTAGACGTGGCCGTCCACCTAAAAAAAATAGAGATATAGATTCTCCTGAAGGAGAAGCTTCTGAGTTGGTAACAAATGTACCATATGCAGAATCCTATGAAGAAACTAATGGTATGCTTAAAGGTATGATCATGCAAATCGAAGGATTGCAAGGTGAACTTAAGCAAGAATTTAATGATATACGTCTTTCTAAGATGAGAGGTAAATATCAATACCTTACAGACATCTCTACAACTATTTCTTCCCTATCTAGTACTAAATTATCTGCCATTAAAGAACTTAACTCTGTTATTTCTAAATGTCATGATATGGAACTTAAACGTACTAAGGAACTTAAGATTGATGCCACCGGTAATGATGATGCAGCTGTTATGAGCTTATATGAAAATATCATCAATACCCCTCGTCAGCAACTTGAAGCTGGATTTATGCCACCAAGATTAGAAACAGGAGATATTCCATTGATGGTTCAACCTCAAGGCGGTATGGATATATTCCAACCAGCCGTAACTAGTGAACAATTCACTCCTGAACAAAATCGTATGATCGCTGAGTCTAATCCAGACATCAAGACTGTAGTTGTCTATGATACTAAGACAGAATATCGTGAATTCGTAGCTATGAATGTTAAGACTGGTCAAGTAGTACAAAATATTAGCTTACCTGATCCATTCTTATTAGAAGATATGAATCTAAACTTCCAAACTGGGGTTGCTCGTAATTCTAATCTTAATATGAACTTCCCATTAGCTGTAAGAGAAAATGGAATCATTTCTCTAGTTGAATCTAAATATTAAAAAAAATAAAGAAGTATTCCCAGAAGAGTTTGAAACTCTTCTGGGATATTTTTCTTAATATAGTTCATTAATAAAATCTAATACTTCTTGATGGTTACCAGCTTCAACTACTTTAATACGTTCTCCAGGATTGTCTTTATCATTTAAAGACTTAACTTGGATAATAATATTAGTATAGTTTGCTGTAACTACAATTGTCTTATCTGGAAGTTCAATTCTAATTACCGTACGTTCAGCTAAACCATCTTTGACGTATATTCTAGCACATGAATCATAATATGTGAAGATAATCTTATAAACAAATTTCATAAAATTATCATTCTTATCCATATATAGATCCATAGCGTAGATTACATCTATTTCTGATTTGATATTATGGAATACGATATTTGAATCCATATAGAATGCCAAAGGATTATTATTCTCATCTACTGCAAAATTAACAATACCTTTAAGTGAATTCATATAGGTTAATATATTGCAATCTTTATAATGACCAGTGGTCTGTAAAGCATAGCCATAAGAATTCAATAAATTATTTACATCAATTTTAGTAAGCATAAAATTACCCCACAATCAATAGTATTTCGTATTAATATGTGGACTTATTGGTTAAATCCTATGGACTCTAAATAAGAAATCATCTCATCTTTAGTTAAATCTTTAACCCAAGTAGATAAATGATTGAAATCAAATAATCCATTATCTGTATGATATACATTACATACAGTCCCATCTGGCTTATAAAATAGTAGACTGCCAAACATAGATTTTATAACACTGTCATATATTACTGTAGCTTTAAGATTACACTTTTCTACTATCTCTAGTAGCTCAGAATCATAGAACCCAGATTGGATAACAAATGCTTTTTGTATACAAATTCCAAATAGCATCTTATTTTTCTTAGTCTTAATATATGATGGAATCCCTAAGTTCTTCCATTCTATTAAGACATGATGATTCTGAACTGTAACTTTAATATTTCTATCCAGAATGATGAATGGCAATCCATTCTCAGGATCATATCTATCTATTTCATATCTAGATTTAAATATATTTATTATATCTTCTAGTACCATAATAACCTCCAAAGATAAAAAATAAGAAATATGGAGAAGGGATTTAATCCCTTCTCCAATAAATCTTATTAATGTATTCCACTTTTGATTATATTGATATATTCATTCAATATATCTTTTCCATTATCTGATAATGAATTTAAAGTATCTGGAGTCATATAATTATTTAAGATCAATAGCATGAATTGTTCAGATCCGGGTAGTATTGTTAGCATAATAATAGATATTGCAAATACTATTACTATACACAATCTAATCTTTTTACCATGATCGTAATTATATTTCGTAACCACATCAATATCTTGGTTACCAGCTTTTTTCTCATAATCAATATAAACTACCATGTGGAATAGAAATAACAACATACTTAAAATCATAAGTAACCAGACTAGCCCAATTACTTTATCTAATATGATATATAAGTATATTACTTCATTAGGGATAATAGGATTCATACTTATCACCCTAATTATTTAGCAGTAACTGTACCATATTGATCACGATTGGATTCGTTGTTTACACGTACACGTTCAACTTTATGCAAATCAGCATCTTCACCACTGATACGATCTACATGGAAACGCATACCTGCTTTAATTTGATCCAATTCAGGTTTGAATTCGCGAATAGCATCAGCCATTTCTTGATTAATAGCTGCACCATTTTGAACTGCACGATCTAACATAGCAGCAAATTCATAGCGTGTCATTAAACGATCACCCTTGAATCGACCATCTTCGTAACCATCAATATAGCCACGTTGTGCTAAATCATTAACCAAAGTATAAGCCCAATGATTTTCTGGAACGTCTGGGAACACAGTATCTTTCACTTTATCGTTGTTCCCAAGAAGCATATTCACTAACATTTCAATCTTCTTATTTTGAGCTTCAATAGTTGCTTTCATGTCTTGCATTTCGCGAGCCATTGCTACACGACTATTGGAAACTAATTTATCAGAATGACCGAATTTAATGGATACACCAGCGTTTACCATATTTTCAGAACCAATTGTAGCACCAACGGAGAACATGGTATTTTCATTAGGACGATAGAATGCACCAAGAGCTGCTGCATTTTCACCTTTATAGTTACCATAACCAGCTGCTACAGACCATTTATCATCTGGGTTGAAGTCTTGTGGATGTAATGCTGCTAAAGCTGCTGCACTTGCACCAACTTTATTAACGCGTTCATCTAATTTAGCTACACGGTTAGTCAAACCATCATAACGGTTGCTAATATTATTAACCACTGTATTAAGTTGACCACCATTAACTGCATCTTTAGAACCAGCTGCAATTGTACCATCAGCTACATTAGTGATTTTATTACCACCATTGTTTAGACCTTTATCATCTAAGGAAACATTACCAAATTTAACTTTATCTACAGATACTTTGTAATCAGTACCACCAGCTGCATTTGTACTTGTAGTTACAGTTACATTATTACCTGCAGAAACGCTAGTATGTTTCTTAGCTTCAGCTAATGCTTCAGTAGCCAAAGATTTATTAGATTCAATTCTACGTTCATGACTTTCAATTTGAGCATTTTGATTATCAATACGACCATCTAAATAATCTAAACGTTTATCTTGGTTATCAATACGTTTTTCTTGATTTTCCATGCGTTTAGTTTGATTCTTTAATTGAATATCATGATTTTGAATTTGTGCTTCATGACGTTTTAAATCGGCATCTTGTCGAATATTTTCATTAGTCAAACGAGAAATTTCTTTATCATGTTTTTCTAAAATTTGAGTATGACCATTTAAAATATCTTCATGTTTAGTTAGCATATTAGTATGATCTTTTAGCTTACGTTCGTGATCATTAACTTTAGTATTAACTTTATCAATAGCCGCATCGATAGTAGATTCACCAGTACCGCCAATATTGTTAGTAGTGATATTGCCATTTTGATCTACTGTTGCATTACCACCAATTACATTCTTAGTGCTATTAGCTACATTAGATACATTTTGAGCCACAGCATACAATTGGCTACCATTAACTGCATCAGTGGAATCTGCAGATACTTTACCGGCTGCTACATTGATTAATTGACGTTCGCCACCAACAGAACCAATGCTCATAACACCATTAGCTATAGAACCTTTACCGGCGAAGTTGCCATACTTCAAACCATTGATTTCGGCTTCTTCTTCAGCTGTAGCTGCACGATCAGTGGATTTATTACCAACTACAACACTATTAGCTTGAGTTGTAGTGATTTCATTTCCTAATACATGTGTATTAGCTTGGGCTACTGTATTACCTACACCAAATGCACTAGATTTAATACCAGTAACTGCATTGCCAGCACCAACTGCAACTGCATTAACTGCACCCGCATTGGAGTTATTACCAATAGCTACTGCACTTTCTTCAGCTCGTGCATTATAACCAACTGCCACAGAACGATTACCTTTTGCTTGAGCATCATTACCATATGCAGTAGAGAAGTTACCTTTAGCTAATGCATTAAAGCCAGTAGCAGTACTAGATACACCATTAGCTTTAGCACTATTACCTACAGCTGTAGAGAAATCTGCAGTAGCTTTAGCAGAAGAACCAAGAGCATTGGAGTTACGACCAGTAGATTCGGAACCATGACCAATAGCTGTTGCATTTTCAGCACTTGCAACTGCATTTTGACCTAATGCATTTGTATTATCTGCACTTGCTACAGAATCACGACCAAGAGCTAAGGAATCTTTACCAGTTGCACTAGCATATTTACCCATAGCAATATTTCCGTCACCGATAGCTTGTGTTTTATAACCAAATGCGAATGCATTATCACCTTGAGCTGTGGAGCCATTACCACCTACAAAAGCAGCTTCGCCATTGGAGGTGTTATTTGTACCAATAGCAGTACCGAAGTCTTTGTTTACAGTGTTATTTTCACCAGTTGCAAAGGAACTTACGCCTGCCACTGTATTAAAATTACCTAATGCCGTGGCATTGCCACCATATACGACATTGTTGTCTCCTGCAGTGAAGCTATGCAATCCGATAGCTTTATTTTTGTTACCGAATGCCACGGAGCCATTTCCGATAGCTTTAGATTGGTTGCCAGCAGCAAAGCTCCAACCGCCTTTAGCTTCAGTTAAGTATCCTGTAGCTGTAGCAAAATCTGCAGTTGCTTTAGTTTGATTACCAAGAGCAACAGAATTTAATTTAGTGGCTTCATTTGCATAACCATAAGCGATAGAACCTTCACCACTAGCTTTAGATAATTGACCGCCAACAAATGCTTCATTCGCAGTTGCTTTATTATTCATACCTACCACTAGTGTATTATTAGCAGTAGCTTTGTTAAGATATCCACCAACTACATTGCTAGTTCCGTTAGTTGCATTCTTATAACCAGATGTAATATTGTAAGATCCATCTACATTGTTAGTGTTGCCACTAACATTGTTAGCCAACCCTGCTACTGTATTATTTTGACCAGTAACATCAGAATTATCAGAACTTACTACGTTTTTGATACCATTAACTACAGAGTTGTTACCTGTAATTTTATTAGCATAACCACCAGCTAATACACTGGATGCTGCAACAGTATTGTTATCGCCGATAACCAATGCGGATCCATTGCCCGCTGTATTTTTGTTTACTTCATTTAAAGTTCCTGCAACGATACTGTTTTGGCTATTTACAGTATTGCTATAACCACCAGCGAATGCACTGGAACCAGCAACTACATTATTAAGACCGAATGCTGCTGCATCTGTACCAGTAACAACATTAGATGCATATACGCCCATAGAAACTGTAGAAAGTACTGCTGCTGTTAAGATTAAAGTTTTGTTAGTTTTCATTTTAAAATTCTCCTTAAAATTAAATAATACTATTTTTGTAAATTAGAAACTTGCTCATTTAACTCTTTTACTTGTTTTTCTAAAAGATTAACTCTATCAGATAAGTCCTTATTTGAATCTTGTAAATATCTGATTGTTTGATCTTTTTGATCTCGAGTCATTGAGCTGAACCAAATTCTATCAGTGGATGCTTGAGCCACTAATATTGAAAAAGTGAAAATTAGTAATAGAAATAAAGTCCTCCTATTCATAATAAATCCTCCTATATATAAACTATATATCACGATTATAATATATAGGCAAGATTATTATTAGAAAGGAAGTTCATCATTCTTTGGTTTTGGATTATTTTTATATTCAGATATACGGTTAGCAATAGCATTAGCTCTATTACTAATAGGAAATGCATTAAAATGGTAATCGCGTTTTGTTAGCTTGCAATCCGCGATAAATTTAAATATAATATCTGTTTTAAGGATATATACATGCGTATTTTTTACTTCCTCTTCAGTTAGACTATATTCATCACATAACCACTGAATGATTCGATCATCAGATGCTTCATCTAAACGACCAAAATACTTTTCGATTTTAGCTTTTGTATCTAACATTTTTGCACTTTGTTGTTCTTTTTCCATATATTACTCCTTATAACGCTTTGTTAAATTTAGACTCCATTTTTAATTTATTATCTTTCTTTCGATAAAAATTCTGATATGTGTATTCTAGCATATCGCCATTTTCATCTTTCCAAGTCCATGTCTTACCATCCTGGCTTTGTGACCATTCGCTAGATTTAATTTTTGGGAAAAATACATTTCCCTCTTTTAGAATTTTATGAACTACCGTTGCATGAATACAGTCACATACATCCATAAATTCTTCATAAATTTGACCACCGCCGATTACGTATACGTTTGCCAAATTTAATCGTTTAATTTCATCTAAGACTTCTTGCTTAGAATGAAATATTTTAACATTTGGCCCTGGATATTTAGGAACGTAGTTTTTATCCCGTGTAATAACCCAGTGGGTTCTATGGGGTAAAAGTCCAGGAAGACTCTCAAAAGTCTTCCTGCCCATAATAATATTACAACCTAAAGTACGTTGTTTAAAACGCTTTAGGTCTGCCGGAATTTTAACTAATAATTCATCATTTTTACCAATATGACGTCGTGCGTCATAGCAAACAATCATTGAAATCATAACTATTCTCCTACTAGAAATATAAAATTAAAATAAAATATTAGACTGCAACTTCCATTGGTCGTTTAGGGCCTGGCTCGTAGTCTTCTAAAACAATATCGTCAATTGTGAAATCATAGAAGTCTTTGATTTCAGGATTTAATCTTAATTTAGGATATTGTCTTTCTTCTTTCTTAACTACATCATATGCATAAATTGTCTTAAGTTGATTCTTTAAAACGTCTTTATGATTTACATAAATATGAGCATCGTTGATGAAATGAACTAATTTACCAGGGACCAACCCAACGCATTGTGCGATCATACATACTAACACTGAATATTGCAATGTATTAAATGGGACGCCTAATCCAACATCACCAGAACGCTGAATTAGAGTACAATTTAATTTACCGCGATGTACATTCCAGATAGTTTCAAATGCACATGGTTGAAGTGCCATATCATCTAGATCTGCATTATTCCAGAGAGTTACTACCATTCTACGATTATGAGGATCTTCTTTTAAAGTTTTGATTAGTTTATTTACTTGATCAAATTTCTTTAGCTGATACCCGTATGCTTTACCGATAGTGCCATCTTCCCGCATCCATTCATCCCATACATGAACACCCATTTTTTGGAGTTCACGTACATCATTAGATTGCTTTTGCCAAATCCATAAAATTTCCTTTACCGCTGTTTTAAACGGTACAAATTTTGATCCAAGGATTGGCATATCCAAGTTTTCTAAATTAATATTAAACGCCACTTGAGGTGTAGATATAGCATCAATACCTGTCCGGTTTGGGGTTGTTTCGCCAGCAGCAAGGATATATTCTAATAATTTACCATATTTTAAATCATAGTCAGTTAACTTCATTCTGCTTCTCCGATCTTCTTAATAATTAACCAAATTACATAAAATGCAACAATTCCGCAATCTACCAAAACGCAGAAAAGTTGCATTACTGGTGTTAATCTAGTACCAGATATACCATCTAATAAATAAATTGGAACCATGATAATCCATGGGATTACCATATATATTAATAACTTTATTAATTTATCAACCATTTTAATATCCCTCTTTATCCTTTATGATATTTATAAATCATGTAGCCTATAGTTATCATAAATACTAATAGACCACCATTGATCACATAAAGAAATACCATAGCTTCTTCGAATTTTGTAAATAATTCCATCCCGAAAACAAATCGGATCAGGAATCCAAATGTTGCTGTTATTACTACGATACTAGCAAATAATAAAATTAAGCTAGATATCACTTCAATTTTCGGTTTAATTCCACTCACCTCCAAGAATTCTTGTTAGTTCTCTTTTAATGAACTTGATAACTTTTTCATCAAGCTCCGCCGAAGGACTTGTACCTCCATATATCTCATTCTCTAATAGGAGTTCTATCAGAGCATTTGTGTGGTCTCTACAGCTATAACAGAATTGTTCTTTAAGATCTGGTTGTTCACAGCATGTACAGAATTCATATAATCCTTTGCGGATAATATATGATAATATTCTTAGCTTATCTATTTTTAGAAAAGGGAATTCCATCCATACTTCATTCTTTCTGAAGTTTTTATTGAATGATTCTACCATATCTTTATAGAATGGTAAATGATAAACTCTAGAATCTCTATCTAGAGTTCCATCTAATACTATATTTAAATGAGCTCCGCCAATAAATGGAACTACGGAATTTATAGTATTTACCATCAGCAGATCATAAGAATTCTCTGCATATTCGGCATATTCATCTAATTCAGGGATATCTCGAACTACTTTGAGAAATTTTACATCTGCATTATTATCTTCATTAATATGAGATATAAATCTTTCAGTATATTCCTTTTCTAGTTCTAATTTCCCTTCATAGATTAAATTACTTTCAATATGTAATGCATATACATTCTTTATATTTTCTAATTTTGCTTTAGTTTTAATAGCTATATCTAATAGTGCTGTAGAATCAAAGCCACCGGAATATAATACAATAAGATTAACTGTTGTGTCATCTGGTATGCCTTTTAATATTCCCTCTACAGCATTCACTCTATTTTCTAGCATTGTTTCTCCTTTTAGAATTACTATCAATCCCTAAAAGAAAATCGATTAGCCATGAGCAACCCATTAACATCAGTCCTATAATATATAAGATTAACTCTGTGGTTGTAGCATAGGTTGCAATAAAATCTTTTGATGCTAGCATAAATACTAGCAATCCTAATAGTACACCTAGATTCATTATCTCTTAGCCCCTCTAAAAACATTAACAATTGCTTTAAAATCTAATCCATAGACATAAAGCAAAACTGCTACTGAAGCTAACACTAGTGCGATGCTAGGAATAGCTAAAATAATATTCTCAGCAGTGATAGCTAAGAATAACTCAAAACCAATTACAAATCCTACAATAAAAAATACTTTACTCATAATGAGCACCTCCAAAATAAAATTAAAATATAAACTAGAAATATTAAGAATCATATTTCACCTTTATAATATATATATATAATTCTTTAAGATTACAAAAAAAATAATGGAAGAAGGAGGATGAACCTCCTTCTTATTATCTAACCATTACCGGTCTTGCAGTCATATCAATTACACTTGTGTCTGCATCATATTCCATATTATGACTAATCAAGAAACATTGCTCGCAACCAACCATAGCAATTAACTGTTTAAGCAATCCTATAAATTGGATACGGTTCTCTGTATCAAGACCGCCATCAATTTCGTCTAACTTAAGAATATTATAATCGGTAGATGAATTGGAAAGAATTGCAAATGATAGAATCATACTAATCATACAAATCTGACTTGTACTCATAGATGAAATATCATCATTCAATAGTCCATTTCCTAAACATGGAATTCTAAATTCAGCTTCATTAATAACAAATGGCTGAATTATAAATTGACCATTGAAAATTAAACTCAATAATTCATTAGCCTTTAAAATAATATTTCCCATATACGTTCTCATAAACACCGTCTGAATGCCCGTAGTTGGGGACAAATAGTAACGTACTGCTTCGAGAATTGAGAAATTTTTATTATATAAGTCTAAGTCCCTTTGATAGTCTTCTAGGAGCGTTTTATTTGATGCTATAGAATCTCTATCTTGGAGAATCATATTTAACTGCTCATTAAATCTATTAGATTTTTCCTTAGCAGAATCTAAATCAACTTGTAACCCAGATACTTGCTTAGCAATATCAGATAGAGAGCTCATTTTATTTTCTAATTCTTTGATATCATCTAAGTCACTAAGTACTTTATTAATGATATCATAGCTATTAGTATAAGCTTCTATCTTATAGTCAAGAACTTCACGCTTATATTTAAGAGATTGAACTTTTTCAGATTCATCAAGAATATCACTATCGATTTTAGATAATGATTCTCTTAAATCTGAAATATTAGAATCTAATTCTTCTATTAGAGATTTGTTTGCTTCATATTTAATAGCTGGTTCTTTTAATGATTCTAAGATATCTTCATATTTATCTTTAGTAATCATTATATTATAGACCCCACGAATTCTATTAAACTCAGTATTTACTTTCTCCATATTATCTAGACTTTCTAGAAGATTATATGGGTCTAGAATATAACTAATTGGGGTCTTGTCTAATAGTTTTCTAAAAGACATAATCATTCCATGAAGATTATTAAATCTATTCCAGAAATCATATACCTCTGTATAGAACTCCGATTTAGATTCTAATTCTTTTATCATCTTATTAATCTCAAATATCTCTTTATTGATTGAATCAATTCTAGACTCTGGATTTTTAGATGATGCATCAATTGCTTCTTTTACATAAGCACAAGAATCAATCTTACATTCTTTAGGTCTAAGAGCCAATCCTTTAGCTTTATCGAAAAGAATTTCATAAGCACGTAATTCTGATTCTAAATCTAATAGTTCTCTAGATAACTTTCTATGCTCTTCAGAAATGATTGGTAACTGATTTACATAATTTCTATTATTATCTAAAGTAGATCTTACAAAGTTAGATTTATCTTTTCTTGTAGTAGAATCTAATCCATTGTAAAGTGTATCTATAACTGGTACTATCATTTCTACCGCATTGATAAGACTTTCAGCTTCAGATGTATTCTTTACATTTAAATTCAAAGCTTTAATTTCTTTATTAATTTCAGAAATCTTAGCTTTAGATTCATTATAAAGATTCAAATCAGATTCAGAGAAGCTATTATCTAAAATAGAATCTCGTTTTGTAATCTTGACTTGGAGTTCTTCATAAACTTTAGTCTTTTCATTTGTAAGAGAATCAAGCTTAGTACTGGCCTTGGCTTCATCTGAAATAACTTGTTTGATTTCATTATTAGATTTCTCTAAATTCTTATTAATCAATTCATATATTTCAGTTGTATCTGTGGTGTATGGAATTTCACCTTTACAAATATCAATTATAGTATTGATATCTTTATCAACTGTAGCCTTGAGTTCTCTTAAACTTTTCTCGGCATTATAATAAGTTTCTAAGTTATTATCTTTAGACAAAAGTTCTATTTGAGAGTCTAGCTTTGCAGTCTCTAATATTGCTTGATCTCTTTCAGCAGAAACTAATTCTACTTGTCGAGTTATATTATTAAATCTAACATTCAATTCTTCTATATTACCAATTTGAGCAATCTTAGAAGAGATTGTATTAATCATACTTTTGAAGTTTGAGTATTTCTTGGTAACGACTTTATACATGTTGTTATATACTTCGATACCATTAATAATACTATTAACAAACTTCTTACGTTCTGCTGGTTTCTTATCTGCTAACCCTCTATCTTCAGAAGATAATTGAGATAGAGTTAGGAAATTAGCATCTAAGTTAAATAGATCGAAGATAATATCCTTACCTGAAGTTACATTCCAAGTTGGATTTAATTCTTCTCTCTTATTTCCTTTATAGATTTGAAGTTTTACCTGACCTCTAGATCCATCGGATTTAACTGGATGGATATAAACGATTTCATAAACTTCACCATTATATAAATATCTTAAAGATTTCTTACCTTCCAATCCAGGAATGATTGCAGTATTATCATCTTGGAGTGGAGATAAAGCTTTTAATAAAGTTGATTTACCGGAACCATTAGAGCCACGGATTATAATAATATTAGAGGTAGACTGTGATAAGTCTACCTCTAAGATATTGTCTCCACGACCATTATAGATTCCTATGTAATTCTCAAGTCTTATGTAAATAAGTCTCATATTATACCTTTTCAATTTTGTAAAGTCTATGGTTATCATCAATTTTCGTAAAACTGTTTATTACAATTTTATCACCGACTGAAACCATATCATAATCTAATTTAGAAACTGGTATTGAAAAATCACCATTAATTTCTACATTGTAAAAGAGAGGTACATCTTTTCCTTCTCTCTTACTTGTTATTGTATACTTTGGAGATAATTTTACATAGTCTATAAATAAAATTATCATGAATATAATAATCAATAAGAGCCCACATATGAGCCCTAATTCTAAAGTCATTTTTATACTTCCTTTTTAATATTAAACTATTTGTATGTGTAATATGAGATACTTTTTTATTACTTAGAGTTATAATATGCTAGTACTACTATTGCTAAAAATATAAATGCAGTCACAACTTCTATAGGAATATCACCTGGAGTGGTTAAATTCTTATAAAAGGTAACTGCCATAGTCAATAGTATTACTAGAGTTATGAAGTCTAATTTCATTATTTATTACCTGTAACCTTAGACTGTTTTCTCTTTTTGGAGTATACTAAAAATGCAGTACCAGCGATAGATACGAGTAGTGTAATCCAAATAGGAGACACTAAAGTTAATCCATCTGGAAGTATGATAGCTACACAGATAGTAAGTAGAATAGAGAGAAGCATATATAAGGTCCCAACTATCTTAATAAAACTAAATACTGACATATTACCTCCGTGGACGAGTTATGATATACATTACTGTTAATAACATCATCGATATTGAAGATATAAAGCCGATATTTGCAATAATGCATAGCAAACCCGATAAAAGTAGTATGGTAAATGCTAAATTGGACATGATATCATTCCTTGCTATACTTTTCTATAATTACTAGTAGGGCTTTGAATATCTTATAACCTAGAAATAGAATTAAAGCTGTCAGAATGACTGATGTCGAATAAATAAACAATAAGATTCTACCTTCGATAGTTTGAAGCATATCGGATATAATGTAGGCAAAGCAACTAATATAAATTATAGCACCTATGATGTATAAAATTTTATTTTTTGTAATCATAAGGGTTTCTCCTTTCTTTATATTATTGCTTTGTTTTAACTAAAAATCAGCCTTTTCTTCAGTTGGACATGGTAGTCCAAATCTCCAGTCAATAGAAGATGTATGTCCACATTCTCTACACTTGAATTTATATAGCTGGTAATTGCTTAGTTTATCTTTTACTTCATCTTTGCTTAACATGCTTAGATATGAAGAATACTTTACAATAGAACCATTAATGGTTACTAGATCCATATTCTTAGATCCACATTTAAGACATGTACTAGCACTTACAATTGCCTCTTTCATATTAATTATCCTCAAAAAATAAAAAGGACTTGGGTATTTGACCCAAGTCCATAATTATTATTTATTATTCATTTGATCTAAAGCTTTACGTACTTGATCTTCAATATCATTTTCGAGACGTGTCTTTTTTTCATCTTCCGTTTCAGGTTTGATTTCTGTAATACCTTCAGATTCAATCAAATCTTCAATGCGTTTTACAATGATATCCATAACTTCTTTTTGGATAGTTTCAGGAATTTCATTATATAATTCAACTTCAGAAGAATAAACTTGAGCAACTTTTACAACATCATTCAAATCTCTAGATTTAGCTAAAGAGATAAACGCATCACGAACTTGAACAGTATTAACATTTTGCTCATAGAATACTTTATCAATAGTATTCAATAAGCGTTTTAAGTTAAACTTAGGTTCATTAGATGCTTCAGTAATTCTTGCAGTATTCTTAGGAGAATAGAAAAGATTTTTATACTCTTCTTCTTCTAATTGATTTAATACTTCTTGCAAGAACCCTTGAGAATCATTGATTTTAAGTTTTTCACATTCATTCATAATAACTTCAGTTGCTTTAGATGTATGGAATTTAATATATCCAGTTACATCTTCCATATACAAGTTATTAAATATGAAGTCAATATATGTATACATCGTATGAAGAGTCACAATTGGAGACTCTTTATCATAGATGTATGTAAATAATGCACTGAAGAAGGAGTATAAAGCCGCATAATCCTTATCTCCTACCATGAGTTTTAAACGATTAAAATGAATCAATAGAGTATTGATAGAATCAGTTTCCTGATTGATAACTACACTGAATGGATTATCACCAACAGCACTATCTGGAATATATTTATTGAAAACAAGAATAATATTTTTTCCACGTACACTGAATTTACGACCAAATGCTTGCATTTCAATATTAGAGTATCTATTTTCAGAATCTTTTTCGAAATCCTTTTTAATAAAATACTCATCTACATGATCAGTCAAAATATTATAATCTGGTTCAATAGTATTAAGCTTATCCCAGTAAAGAGTTTCTTTACCAATTAATTTAGCTAAATAATGACCAATATTATGAAGATCACAACTTGCTTGTCCAACTGGATTCATAAAATATACCTCCTATTTAGTATAGACGATGCGTCTAATATCCCCTTCTGCTACTTTAATAGAATCAGGATATTTAGCCGCAGACATATCCAAAAGAATATCAGTGTACTCTTTTGGAACGCCATCGACAATAACTTTACCAAACTTAGCACGACGACCAAGCTTTTCTTCACGAATTCTGATTGTTTCCATTTGTGTTCTAGAGAACACAAAATATCTATAATAAATGTCTTGTGGCATATTCTTATTCCTCTAGTCTTCAAAGATAATAGACCCACTGTCTTCCATATTAATGAATGCAGGCCTTAGTTGAGTTTCGAATGCTTTTGTTGGGGCAATCTTTCCAATAATATTACCTAGATATTCTGTATCGAATGCTACAGATTCAGGATTACGATCATCAGTTAATTCTAGACCAGCATCTTCAGCGAGAGCTATTGCGGAAGTATAACCTTTTTGATCTCTATAAATCTTTAGCAATTCATCAAAATTAGCATCCCAAGTATTTGGTTCTGGTTCATTAGTAAATGAATTATATTCAAATACTTTATCATTTAATGGACAAAGCATACCACCAACACCAGGATCAGATGCAGAAGATGTATTAACATCGATGATACCCAATTGAGAGATATCTACTGCACGGATATTTTGTGCTACTTTCTTACCATTACCTTCACCTGGGCCAGATGGTCCTTTGATGGTGTATTTCAATTGTAAGAAAGAGTCACGGTCATTAACCATATTTCTAAACCCTTTTAGATTGGACTTCTGTAATTCAGCAATCAATGCCATTGGAGGAGTATTCAATTGCTGTTTAATACGAAGTACTTCTACATTAGGATCTGGTTTTTCCGGTAAACGACGTAGTTTTAGATTGATAATCATAATATACATCGCTGCAATATATTCAGACCAACGAATACGTTTAGATGAAGCATCTAAATTATCCTTTAGACGAATATAGGAGAACTCACTAGCCATCCATTTCAATACACTATAGATATTAGATTTAATTTCATCTGGTAATCTTAAGCGTTTTTGAGTTGGAATATCATATGAGTTTTCTAAAGATTCAATAATTGCATTACCTTTAGTAAATACTGAAGTTTCAGAACTTACAAAGTTAAACCCAAGTTTACATACCCAGAAATCTGTATTGTAGATATTGTCTAATGTAAATTTCTTAGTTGCATATTTATTGATAGAGATGATGAATGCCGCTATAAAAGATTGTAGAATTCTATCAGCATCTAAAACACTTCTAACTGCAGAAATGTAGATAGGAGTTTTCATATGACTGTTTTGAACTACAAATGTATCATATTCATCATCTTGAGGATCTTCTTCAGTAACTTTAATTACATGATCAAACTTAAATTCGGAAATGGTTTTATACCAACCAAATCTAGCTAAATAATATTCAAATAAAGTTACCTTATGATCAAATAGATAAACGCTAAATGATGCTAACTTCTTAAAAGTTTCACCATCAGATAATTTAAACTCAAAGAAATTACGAAGCATTTTAACCGCATTAGAGTTAGTCTTCAATGTAATGGATTGAGTCTTAGCCGATGCTGAAGAAGTATTATTATAAGTACTACCATCAACTAATTGGAATAATGGGAAATAATCATTACCATTTAGATGAATATAAGCACCATCGATAACACGTGGTACTGCAATCAATACATCAAATGTATCTTCTTGACTACCAATTGCAGTATAGTACGTTACTTTAAGAATTTTTAGATCAGAATCCTTAATAGATATCGTAGGAGTTTCTTCTCCTGTCAATAATCTTTGGATTTCTGCATAATCATCGATGACTTCGAATTTTTCTACTCGGATCGTGTAAAATTTATCACGTTGACAAGATAGAATTACATCTTTCAAATCCTCGATGATATCATCATCTGACTTTTGGAAGAATTTATCATTAAACTTAGGTCTATTACGTTCATTGTAATCGGCAATGAACTTAGCCTGATTAATCATCTGCTTCTCCCTCCTCGATGTTAGTAATCCGAACTTTAACTTGGCTACCGATCGGATTAGGTACATCTTTATCTTTATCTTCAATAATGATATAACAAGACATATCTAACGCTTCAGCGATAGTCTTTAACTTAGATAGAGTGATTGTTGGTTTCTCAAACAATCGTCTATCATTATTAAAGTTATCACCAAATCGATATGCATACTTGTTGATATCAATATGCTTTTGGTTTACAGCTTGTTTAAGAGCAATCATTTCTGGAAGATCTGTAGGTTTTGGTTTAGCATTGAAAATATTATCAGGGCTAACCAATACAGTCTCTTCCATTTCACGTAGTTCAGCATTCTTTTCGATTTGCTCTTTCATGCTTTTTGTATTACTAAAGTCAATAACTTTCAGATTATCGACTTTATAGTTTTCTGGTTTATCTGAGGCATTAACGAATGTAGCCATACATCCGTCAACGAATACCCCAGTCTGACCATACGCATTTGTTTTGCTTATGACTGGGTATACAATACCATTTTCTTCGACTGCAATATTAGGCTCTTCATGATGTCTAATACCTTCCTCAAAGTCATAGATCGTATACAACTCACCATTAATAATAGCCTTTTTCATTTTAATATCTCCATATACTAAAAAGAAAAATATAAGGTGGTTAGATGTTGAATCTAACCACCATTTTTATATTTCTTATTCTACGTCGATTAGGCTATCATCTTTGATGAATTTCTTCAAATCTGTAGAAGGTTCTAAAGCAATAGCATGTTTGCCATCTTCATCAGTTGCAGTAGCAGTTAGATATTCATCGAATGCTACTTCATAACCATCTTCGTCAACTTCATTTTTACCAAGGTTCAATAAGAAGTTAATGATTGCACTAAACATCACACGAGATACTTTGTATACGAAATCATTAGTAACGAATTTGTTATTACTGATAGAATACATGAAACGATTAATGAAGCGTTGAACTTCTTCATCAGTCAAATCATATACAGTAGCGATATCTTTGATACCTTCTTCGTTTGTTTCGAAACGAGCTTCAAAGCTATCTTTACCTTCGTCATCTTTTACTTTTTCCAATACTACAGCAATGATAAATACGCCATTCTTATCATTGATGCGTAAAGCCACTTCATTTTCAAATTTAGTGTTAGCTAAGAATTTAACTGCACCAAATAGGATGCATTTCCCAGCTTGCATAAATTGGTTGGAATGGAATAGGATCATCTCTTCGGATTTCAAACGATCAACCACTGTAGAAATGATACTTGTTTCCTTAACATCTTTCTTCATAATAAAAATCTCCTTTGCAAAGAAATAAAAGAAATGTATATATAAAGACACATAGATGATCAATTCTATATGTCTCCATACCTATAATATATTAATACCTTGTATTTTGTTTTGTAACTTTTTACAACCCTAATCGCTTCCTAAAGTCTACTATAGTTTCGATCTGAACACCATATTTCATGGCCTTATCGACTTTACTACTAGCAAACCCAGGTTGCGGAATTAATAAGATTGATGTATCTCTAGTTACGCCACTATCAGTGACAAAGTATCCTAATGGTGAAACCAAATCAGATAAAGTATCATCTCTGAATCCAGTGATGACTATCTTCTTTCGATTATCTACTAGACCACAAGTTCTAACTACATTTGGCATTTCGGATATTGTAATAAGATCTTGCATGAATAAATGTCGCTCATTGATTATAGTTTCAGTAGCAACTTTACCAATACCCTTGATCTTCAATAATTTGAACTCCAATGTAGCTGGATCTAGATTCATTATTTCTTCAAGTCTTAATTCATGTAGTATGAGCTTCCAAGATTTGATTGCAATATCAGAGAAACCTAAAGCTCCAATGATATTATAATCATAGATCTTATTTGTCTTAAGCTCATTAATTCTATCCATGAATTTTGCAGAGTTTACTTCTCCAAGAGAAGTCAATTGATCTTTAGTTATATTGATCAATTGAGTGAATGATGTTATATTTAATTCACGTATTGTAGCTCCAGAGAAATCTCTGAAATTTATCTTCTGAAGCATATCTTCCATTCTTGCAAGCCCACGTCCAGGGCAATCTGGGTTAGGGCAAACTACAGATTTGCCACTAATAGATTCCTCAAGTGTACTTCCACAGGATGGACAAATATCGATGAATCTTTCCAATTTATTAGGATTTGCATCATTTTCTGGACATCTATGATTTGATACATATGGCATTACATCATTGACGTATGTAACATCGATTAGGTCTCCATACTTCAAGGCTAATGCTTTGAATCGTTCATAAGAATGACCTGATGCTAAGTTATGAATTGTACCATTAAATTCAACTGGATCAAACATAATCATCGGAGTAATTACACCATTCTTACCAATAGTATATTGATATCCTCTGAATCTTGTAGTTCTAACCATAGCATTGAACTTAATAGCCACACTGTATTTATTCACATGGTTTTCTCTACCTAAAGCATTGATGATATTTTTATCCATATAAGATACTACAATACCATCATATGCAAAAGGCATATAGTCACGATACCATGCAGCTTCATCAGTGAACTTCTTAACTTGGAATAGAAGATTTGCAAAATCTCCAACCATATATTGATAACGGTTTGGCTCTTTAGTTGCAAAATATCTATTCATAAATTCTAATTCTTCAATTCGATTATTGAATTCTAATGAAGTAGCCAATGGCACTAAAGTAATAAAGTTAATATAATCTCTAGCATTAGCTGAACCAATGATTCCAGCTATTGCAGTTCTCATATTCTTATATTCTTTACCAGTGGCATTCTCGAATTTAATCAAATCTTCTTTAGTTATAATAGCTTCGAACTTCATCCCAATAATTTCATCATTAGATATATTATTTGGGAATCTATATCCAGCTAAGATATCAGTCAAGTCTGTTGCTAAATCTGCATCAAGATCGCCACGAGTTCTGGCACTAATAATCTGATTATTAACTTCGGCTTCAACTGATAATCCATCATATTTAATTTCGGCAACCATTTCGATTGGTTGGTTATATCCAATAAGACCCATCATAAGATGTTTAGCTAAGAAATCTCTTTCAAAGATTCTTACTTTAGGATCTTTATAAACCATAGCATCTTGTGCATCTTTGTCTGTGACAAATTTACATTTATCTAAGGTTCCAACTAATTTAGGATATTTATGAGCAGTATCTCTTCCTCTATCAGATACAGTAGCATGATGAGTTGCATATGCTTCCTGGAATCTATTCGTAGGAGTTTCAGTAAATACCTGCTCATAAATAGTTTCTTTAGCTTCTTTTGGATAACTAACTATAGCTTCAATATAATGAGGCTCATTTTTACTAGACTTAGGTTGTTTAGAAGACTGTAATTTGAAATGTACAACTTCTGACCCGACTTGAAAATGAGGATTATATTTTCTATAAGCTTCAAGTAATAAATCATAAATACCATCTTCTAAAGGTAAAGCTAAGAAGTCAGTATTATTATATAAGATATTACTTATTCGTAAAATGAGATCAGCATCTTCTATATCTTTATTAGACCAACTTGGATTGGATAATAATTTAGAAGTCACATTATTTATCATTTGTACGTTTTCTTGATCAAATACATTATCAAGATTACCTCTTAGAAGATCGGTATATAGATCTCTTAGAATCATGATAAACTCCTTATTTATTAAAGTATTTTATATCCCGCATCATCCAGAATGGATCTGTATCATCAAATCCTTCAGGTTGTTCGGAAGACATTGCGCCAGTCATAATTGCTGGAACGCAAGGTTCTTTAAAGTTCTTATATTGTGGATAATATTTCCCATTGATTTTCTTAACTGTGATTTTCAAATTCTTATCGTTATTTAGATTCAACTCACCTAAGTAACCATCTTCCTTCAAAAATGCAGGAACGTAGAAATCTTCATCAGGAATATTATATAATAATGCATTTGTAAGTTTCTTTGGAACTTTCTCGAATACTAATCGTAATCCGATAGACTTCAAATAAGTATTAACAATTTCAGCAGAACGAGATTTTGCATCATCAGTCAATACAATATTGATATCATTAGGATTACCGGTAAGTAATTCTTTTACAGCTCTACGACCAATAGGTGCAGTACTGTAAAGCATAAGCATAATTACATTTATATCATCACCAATATGAGTCAAGGCACCAATTTCCATTTCACCTTGACGGATAGGAGTATTAGTATAAACCGGTTTATATAGTCCAGAATTTTTATTACGACTATTTTCACCACGATTATTACTAAAAGACATACTAGTTGCCGAGAACTTTTCTTCTGCATATTGTTTCAATCTACAGATATATTGTTTAGCAACCAACACAGGTCTTAAAGATTTTGCTAATCTATATTTTGTACCAGTAGAATCTAGCATAGGAGTTAGGACTCTACGATGCTTAGTTTCAGGGAACTCATGAAGTACTTCTCTGAGTACGTCAATATTAGTTGCTTCCTGAATTGGTAATATAGATAGAGTAAGATTTCCATCTTCGATAATAGAATTTAGATATTCTGCTCTTACAGATGGATTGCTTTCTCTAATAAAGTTTTCCATTTCATCAGCTTGAGTTGGACTAAAGAATCTTGTAAACTTAACTAGTTTCTCTAAAGAGCCATTTACGTCTTGCTTATTAAGATTCCTAATAATAGATGCTGATGCGGAATTGATTTCCATTTCAAATAACTGAGATGGATTTAGACGATTGACAACAGTAGCTTGATTGTACTTCATTTCTACATATTGTCCATCTTCTGTTTGTGGCATTAGTTCATCAGGAATAATACTTGAGATTACACCTTTACCACCATATCGATTAGTTAACTTATCACCAATGTGGAGTTCATTTTCTTCAAGAACGTATACATCCATTTGCAAGTTGGAATATACATTGCTATCCATATCATATTTAACTCCATCAATTACTTGCTGACAAGTATAAACCATCTTTTGAAGGTCATAAGATAATTCACATTGGTAATGAATTTTCAACTTATTAACCTTACTAATCATTTCTTCGCAGAAACGACGTTTATCTTGATAATACATATTAAGCTGAGTATTATAGATAGATGTTTCCATTAAGTCTGGATTGTTAGTTCTAACTTCGATACCAACTACAGTACCTGAGCTAGTAATCTTTTCATCAGACATATTGATATCTTTAAGCTTGCTATATACTTGAGAGAATAATGCTTCTTCTTTATTTTCTCTTCGTACTGCAGCTAGGATACCATCATTAATCTTTTCCCCAATATCAGGAATGACTTTATAGATTGCATCATTCCCATATAAGTTTAACAAGATATCATTTTCATTTATCATGAAGGATATCTTCTTAACCAATGGAGATCTAAATTTCTTAGCACAAGATTCACTAATTTCAATAGCATCTTCAGTAGTCTTATTCTGAGCTATATACATTAGTAAAACATTGATACCATCCATACGGTTATTATATTTATCAAACCCTCTGGATTTGCTAATAACTGTATCTTTTTCAATAATACTTCCTGGGGCTAATGAATCAAGATATGAATTATTGATCTGATAACCAAATGACTCTGTAATATACTTATAATCGCATTTATGGATTAGATCAAGTGTATTACTTTCTTCGTTATAAACGATCAAATAATATTCATGCCCAGGATTGATTCCATATTTTTCTACTTTATCCAACACTCTTTTATTTTGCTCTGCCTGTTGGAAAGATGTAGATCTTCTTCCGTACTCATTCTCAAATCCAGTTTGAATGAATGGTACTTCTGGGTTACACAGCGCCATTGCTTGTTCAGAATGGACACTATACATTATTTTACGACTACCAGAACTACTTGTAGGAAATGGTTGAATCAACTCTTTCCCTAATACCTGTTCTGGACTGCTTAATCTCTGTCTAACCTCATTTATTCTATCTTCTAGATTGAGACTTCCAGCCATCTTTTTCTTCCTTTCTTAAACACTTACAAAAATTAATACGGAAGAGTTTTAACAACTCTTCCGCTATATCTGATCTATAATATATAATCACTGTATTAATTAATCTTCCAATGCTTTGAATGTAGCAATCAAGTCTTTTGTAATAGATGCATTTGTAGCTTGACCGCCAGTAGGAATTGGAGTAAGCAATTTTTCCAATTCGGTATTAGCCGCTCTAACAAATGCCTTTCTAAATTCTTCATCATCAATGAATAATTGCTTGAAGTCACGAGTTCTAAACTTAGGTTCATACCCATCCAATGCTAAGTATGCACCTTTAGTAGCAATAACGCCAGCATCTTTAAGCATAACCATTAAAGAGTATAAAGAGTCAAACCCATTTTCTTGAGAGAAGATCAATGGTGTAGATTTACCGGCTTTATTTGTACGAGATTTACCAAGAGAGATATCTACTTGTGCGCCACTAAATCCGAATGTTTCTTCTTTGAGTTTGCTATCATCGAAACGAATGATGTTATTAGCCAAATATGTAACTGCTTTACCACCAGGTAAAGATTCACCTTGTTTAAGATAAATCAATGCACCTTTGGTATGCATCATTGGATTAGCTTCAATCTTTTCGGTAATATGGTTAATTACTAGAAGAATGATATTAGTAGCTTTGATTAATTGCATTACACCTTTAAGTAATGCAGTATTAGCTTTCGCCATTGCTGTAGCCGCCATTTGACCAGACAATTCACCTTTATCTGCAATACGTTCAGGTGCCAATAATGCAATAGAGTCGATGACCATAACTGTTGGAGTAAATTTCATAATAGGATTACCAGTAGAGTCTCTCATACCAGTATCATATAAGAATTTTTCCTTATTTTTAATTTTAGTTTCATAGATGCTATAAATATCATCATAGATAGATTCAGCCGTAATACCACTGTTCTTAATAGAGATTCTATTAAATAATTCATTTCCAACATAACCAGTCAATGTTTCTAAACGCGGTACTGTAATACCACCTTCCATAGACTGAATCATCATTTCTGCATCTTCAAATTGAGAAATAATATTTGCACCAGCTTGAACTGCAAATGTGGATTTACCAGAACCAGATCTACCAATCAATAGATTATAAGACCCATCAAGTAAACCAATATGTTTAGTTGGAACTAATTCACCTTTATCGTTAAATGTATTCAAATTATAACCATTCAAATGGTCAAAATTCAAGAATCCTGTTGGATATGCAACATCATATAAGCCTTGTTCTGGACTATATCCAGATACTTCCGCAACGCGTTGAATTAATAAGCCCATAATAATACTCCTTTGCGTATTAATACATTTTTAGTTATTAATAAGTTCAAGAGTTTATAAAAAATAAAAAAAATAACCCAAGGAGATTCAATCTCCTTGGGTATACTTATATTTAAATGATATACATTCCCTGGTCGCGTAATTCTTCTGCAATATAAACTATTTTATCATAATCAGAAGATAATTCAAATAACGAACACCGTACACCAACCTTAGTTAATTGCATCTTTAAGCATTTTTCAGAATACTTAATAAGAATGCTCTTAATTTCAGACATTGGTTTTTCATTAAGCATTTCTAACAATGCATTTGTCATCATATCATACATCCAACCATCGTCTTCTTTAATATTAGATGGATATACTTCAGTCATAGAATTAAGGAATAACTCCTCCCAGTTTTCATAGAAGAGTTCCCCATATAAATCCTTAATATCTTCTTCTGAAGTCAATCTAGGATTCAAAGATGTCATTAAAATGATATTAGTACGTTGAATATTGATTGCTTCTTCTAAGCTAGAATTTCTACAGATTGGAAGATAGTCTAATAACTGCTCATTACTACAGCAATCTACAAAGTCTAATCTTTCATATGTAGATTTATTTATAAGCTTAGAAATGTTTATGATAGATTCTTTAGTTTTTGTATAGATTGGGCCAAAGTAAACTGGATCAACAGAGAATAAGAATCCAAACATACAGTCATTCAAATGAATTACAATATTCTTTGGAAGAACTATATTTGGATTTTGAGTTAATACTGCATCAATAGTAATGTATATCTCCCCACGGATACCAAAATTCTTATATAGATCTTCATTTGTTCCGAGATAGTATATAGAATCCATGAGATTATTCTCAAAGAATTCATATACTGCTTCTCTACTATTCCAATCCAATTTAGTTAGTTCAGTTCTTATAGTTGTTAGAGTTTTCTTCAAACTAACCGAATTAGTCTTTGGAGCTTTTGGTTGAGTTGTATATTTATCAAATAATCCCATAGAATTATCCTTTCACGTTAATAAGACTATTAATAATTATCGAAGAAATCATCTTTCTTACTTTTCTTACCAACTTTGATAGTGACTACACTCTTATCTTCAACTGCATCAAAGAAATTAGTTTTTCTGTCAGTTGTAGGGTTCTTAGAAGATGCATCTTTAAGATTAAACATGCTATCATCTTCATCCATACCCATAGAACCGATTTTATCGAAGAAACTATCTTTTTGTTTATCTACAGTTGCAGTTCTTTCTTTATATTCATTATAGATCTTTTCAACTTCTTCTACTGGAAGTTTAATACCAGATGCCATAATACAAACTCGTTCTTGACCAGCTGGAACTGTTTGAATATGAGTAAAGAATTCAAATGGTTCACCAAGTTCTTCACGAATTTTCTTATTATCAAAACCAACATTTTGACTACGTTCAGATGCATACATAAATACACCAATACGTCTTGCAGTATTAGAATAATCCAAGCTTTTTGTATCATAAATCATTTCTTCGAATACTTTATCAAAATCAGCTTGTTTCTTAATACCATCAAATTTAGCCATTTCAATAGTCATGAATCCTGGAGTTGTAGCAATCTTATATAGATCAGTTTCATCAATATTTTGATTAGAATCAACTAGATCTAAACCAAGATATACACGCATACGATCACAGAATTCTAAGTTAGCTTTATGCTCAGCTTCTTGTTTATTCTTACTAGTAGCTAAGAATTTCTTATTACTAATAGCTTCAACAGTGTAGTTATCTTGAAGCTCTTGGAAATATTCTACTGTATTTTGTAAACCACGAGCATCATCTTCAAATCCTGTAAATACTACAAGATGTACATTTAGATTTAATACTTCACGGATATATTTAGCTAAAATAGTAGAAGATCCACAGCCAGTACCACCTTCAGATGAAGATACAATAACAATTGCATCATCATCTGCACCTGGGAATTGATCAATTTTTAATTTTTCAGATTTTAAAGAATCAATAGTGATATTTTTAGCACGGTTACGTTCTTTACCACAGCCACCCATACCACTTCCGATGATTACATTAATATCATCGTAATTATCTTTCATGTCTTTTCGAGTAGTATTAATCAGAAGTACGTCTTCTCGATTAAATACGCCATTCTCAATTGCTTGCATCGCGGCTTTATTACCAGCAGCCCCAATACCAATTAATTTAGCTTTCATTATAATCCTCCTTAGACAAAAAATAAAAGGGATGGACAAATGCCCATCCCAATACTCTAAGTTTATATATTTGTTGTAAATTCTATTATTATTTACATTCCACGAGATTGTCTTAATACACTATAAGATTCACTCATGATAGAATTAATACCATTAATCCATTTATCAGCGGCACTAGCATATTGCTTATGACCATAAATCATACCATTTAGATTTGTAGCCCCTTCACTGTAATAATGTTGGCTAATCCAAACTGCACCATTTACGATGCCATCAGCCATTGTAGAGCCCATATGATGAGCTGCATTAGGATTTACATCTACTGCATTAATACCAAAATAATTACCACGGTCTCTAGCTAAATAGGATTTGCCCCAATTAGATTCCCAGCTAGCATGAGCAAAGATATAAATTGGGTCTAATCCGGAAGCTTGAGATGCTTGGATAAAGATATCTCCATGTCCATTGAATGGAGATCCACCATTATATTTCTCCCAATGAGAAATAATATTATTCATGTCATCAACTGAAATAACTGCGTGTTGATTGGATAGATCGGAATAACGGTCTACTGAATAACGAGAATTGTTTCTAATTTCGTTAGCCCTAGCTTGTTCTTCAGCTAATGCATCTTCACGTGCTTTAACTTCAGCGGCATCTTTTTCAGCTTTATCTCTGATTTCTAGTCTAACTTTTTCTAATTCAGATTTGGTTTTATTTTTTTCTTCCATAGTCTTGTAGTAGTTTTCATAAGAATCTTCTACTGCATCGAACTTGTATTTAAACCAATCTTTTAAAATAATTCTAGTGATTCTTTGATCATATTCTCTATGATTTGTCACTATATTATCTGCCATCTCTTGCACTATGCTATCTTGACGTTCTTCATTTTGTTTTTGTTCGTCGCTATCTGCTTTAAGTGCAAATACTGGAACGATGGATATAAGACAAATAAGCATTGTGAGTAATGCAAATTTCATTCTTCTCATACCCTTTGACGTGCTCGATAGAGCTCGCATCGGTTTTGATGTGGAATTCATTTTCATCAGCTCCTTAATATTATAGGATCCACACAGGATTTTGTTCTAAGACATCCTTTCTATTGTATATTTTATTACATAAACATATTACCACTGCCAGTAATATGGAATTTTTACAAAAAGAATGTGCGATGGGGATTGACCACCATCGCACTTATAAAATAATCAAATAAAATTATTTTTGCGATTTTTCATCTTGCTCTTTTTTAACTTGTTCATTAAGAGCCTTTTGATCTTTTTCTGTTAATTCTTCGAAACCGAGACCCATATCTCCAATTTCGTGAATTACTCCGATTTTCTTATCCATTATATATTTCCTCCATATAATATAAGAAATTTTAATTTTACCCTAATGTTTGGCATTGGTTATTAATTATTAACATATTTCTGCATATGTTAACAATTTTATAATATATAATTAATTATAATATAAACATTATAGTAAAAATATGCAGTTACTGTATATTTAGACGTAAAATTTGGTTAATTCATATTTTACCTCCTTTCAATAATAATTATAAGAGACTGCGGTCTTAGGTTACCCATCTAGTTATGGGTAGCCGATACCGTAGTCTAAAATGAATAAAAATATCCCCATAGGAGTTTAACTCCTATGGGGTATTCTTTTGTTAGTTGCATCTAAAATGCTTATGAATAGTTTAGTTGCGTCTCGAGATACGCTTATTTGCTATAGTTTGAGGAGTCATATTATCAATATTAATCAAGTTAGTATTGATATGAGATCCTAACATATATACATTCATCATATTCTTAGAAAGTACATCAGTTTTACTTTCAGGAATATCTTTTAATGAGACTGTTCCTAAAGCAGAAATTGTATTGTACATTGCTTGCTTAGCTTCTGGAGAATCTGCACGAGCTCTTGCAAGTTCTTGAATTGTATTATCCATACCAGATACTACTAGAGATTCCATTTCACGGTCAGATGTAGCACCATTTTTATCATGACCTACAAGTCTACCTGTTTTATTATCTCTAGATGCAATATTAGTAGAAATGGAGTTCTTCTTGGTCAAGAACTGTTTCATTTTCTTTAAATGAATATATACAACTAATGCTTCTTTAGTACTTACAGGAACTCCATCTTTATTCTTATAAAGATCTGGAGTAGATACTTTTTCCATTAATGGTACCCCAAGTACCTTAGCGGCTTTTTCTATTTCAACGAAAGTTGGCTCTATTTTGAATATACGGGTTTGAAATCTATATGGGAATTTCTTAGAAATATACTTTAGAAATTCTTTATCGTCCATAGGTTTAAATTTTTCAGCATAGTATCTTGACATACTACCAGTTTTATCTAAAGCATCCATAACCTTATAGATTAATTCTTCTGCCTTAGCTCGTTCTTTAGTCATATTAAACCTCCTTTAATTTAATAGAGTGTTCAAAATGACGAAAAAAAAATATAAGTAAGGAGATGGGAATTTATCCCATCTCCTCTTATTATTCTTATCGGTCTATTGATAATATAATCAACATGACTAACGGAATACATGCAATAAATAATATTGTAGAAAAGTCAGGCATAAATTAGTTTACTCCTTTCCCGAAGATCTCGCGAACTTCGACGATATCATAACTCCCTTTAATGAACTCAGAAGTCGTATAAGACTTCTTGAGTTCAACTACATCACTAGTATGTGATCGGATTGCCTTTTGGACAATCTCCTCGTGCGTGATTTCTCTCTTCCACGCACTATCATATACTGTCACTGTAAACTTAACAGTGACAAGAACAGCCCAGTCAGAATCATTTTGTACTGGGATTGAGCAGTATGTATTTAGGGTACGACCAAACTGGCCGTTATTTGAGGTTGGTTTGCCAACGCGAATAGTAGATTCACTAGCGTGAATCTTTTTCTCATTGGATACTTTTTTTACCTGATTACTAATTGCCTCTTTCTCAATTTTCTGTTGAGCTTCAATTTTTGTTTGTGGTGAAGTTGTTGTATCGGCATCAGCTTTTTGGGCATAAATGCCGTAGAATGCACCACCGATGATGGCTATAAAAATAGCAGTCATCGCTATAATATTTTTAGCATTAAATAATTCTTTCTTCATTTTATTTCTCCTTTATTGTAAAAATAGCAAAGCTAATTTGAGCTTTGCTAAAGTTATAATAATCCCGGGTATAGAGATTATTATTAGTAAAATAGTTATAAGAATATCATTTTTCATCATATTCACCTTCCTTAATACACCCACTGATCGAGATAGAGATTACTATCTTTATCATGGTGTTTCAGAATGATTTGAGAATATCCCACTGATTTTGCTGCATTTATAGCAGCTATTGTAGCTGGCGTATAACCAGTTACATATATGAGTATAGAGTCTTTTGTTTTTTGTGACTCTAGAGTTTTGATGGCTTCTTCCTCCATACTAATATATGAAGTTGGCCCAAAAACTATATCTTTTAATATAAATTTTTTTACAGGCATTTCATGCCTGCCTGCTATGAGGCCATATACATCTGCCTCAAATGGAACGGGTTCGCCATTCCAATAATCATTATCGAAGATTCTTACATAATCTTCTATCTCGGTAAGGGATCCTATGAATCCCCAATAATTAAAGAGTTTCATTTATAACCTCCTAATAACTAATAACAGAATTCCTCAAAACAAAGATCAGCTGGTGCCTCTGATAAATCATCATAGCAGTCCTCTAAGGACTGATGATAATCAGAAGCCATATGTATAAATTGTCCGCCGACCCAGCCAGATGCTTCGACTACATATACATGTAACATGCTATCCCTCCTAATAAAATAATATAAATATCTCATCATATATTCACATTAATAATATATTAGTAAGAAAGCAGAGTTTTACAAAAAAAATAAAAGACCCATGGGAATAAATCCCATGGGCCAATTTGTTGTATTTAGTAATCAATATGATTATTCAAAGTTATCATATAAGTTATTCGATTTAATTCCTAAATATACTTCTCTTATCTTTTCTCTAATTAGATAATTTTTAGTAAGTAGACCTAAAGAAACTTTAGCATCTTCTACAGTGAATTTAATATCAGATACTTTATCAAAGTTTTCTTCATATACTTTATTTAGTACTGAGACTATTGATTCAATGAATTTATCATCTTCTACTGAATATAATGCATTATTGATAATATGCTCACAGGATCTGTAAGTTTTTTCCATTTCTTCTATGAAATAGAAGTCTGCATTATTTTCAAGTCTAATCTTAAGAGTATTAATAATATATGTACGTACTACTAATAATGCATCATTGATAGATTTGTTTACTAAATTATTGGTGCTAAATTCATTATCAGGAATTTTGCAAAATTCATAAACAAAGCTCATTAAATCGGCAATGCCCTTGGAGAAGACTTTATATTCATAGAGAGAATATGAAACTACAAATAATTCACCAGTGATTAACATATTGACAATTTTAGCTTTAAGTAATTCTGACGTAGCATCTCTTCGAATAAATTCTTCCATACGTTTAAAATCAAAAAGGCCAAACCCAGCTTTATCTAAAATAAGATGGATTGCCATATCCAAACACATTAAAGGATTTAAATCATTAGAATAATCTAATTTCAGAGATACTATTTGATTAGTACCATTATAATGAGCTGTAATATTTAATCCATAATAGTTAACATCATTCAAAAGTTTAACTAATGAATCATATATTTCACAATTTTGTCTAAGTCCTGGAAAATCAGATAGCTTTTCATAACGTCTACCGATAGCATTAAGGATTTCTATAAAATATAATAATTTATTTTCATCTTCTTGATTTTCTTTAGCATACTCTGGAGTTATATCCAGAATATTTGCTAATTTTATACTACCTTTGAAAATATCGCCATTTGCTACATCTGCAAAATTTACCATTTTTAATTTCCTCCTATAAAATATTAAGATAAATATTTTTCAGCCACAAATCTAATTTCTTTAGAGGCTTCATATTTATTTATATCTTTACCATCTAATAACATTTTAAGTTTTTCACATTCTTCAGTTATATCTCTATTAATAAATTGATTTATTAGAGTTATATTTTTAGTAAATACATTCTTTACATCATCAGGTGTATAATCCATAGTTAAATCTAAATGAATTAGTTCATAATTTAATAGATTAATTATAGACTTTAAAACTTCACGTGAAGCTGTTTTATGTACAGTAGTTGAATAATATTCAGGATTAATTTTATTCTTAATAATTTTTATTAACTCTTCTCTTAATTTAAAAGCATATTCACCAAGATTATTACATTCACGATATAATTCAGTGTCATTAAAACTTTTATTTTTATCCTTTAAAATATCTACAACTAATGATAATTCTAATGCTAGTTGTTTAAATGGCATACTAGATGGTAAAGATCTGTATTTAGTATTAAACAAATTATCATAATTAGCATTAAAAAATTCCATATTTACAATTCTAATAATTACGTTTAGTACAAAGTCAGCTTTAGATTTATTAACACCTTTAGCAGTATTATATAAAATATCATAAATCATAGTTGATTCCGCATTCCAATTACCAAATGCTGATAAATCAAAATTTTTGTATAAATGTTTAAATACCATTCTTAAACATAAATCAATATTTAGTTCCCCAAATTCAGTTTTTGTTTGTTTAATCTCATATTTACCAATATTACGCTCTATTCTAAATAAATTAAAATAAGCATTATTCATTCTTTCAATAAATACATCACACTTAGACATACCATATTCATATCCAATATAATGCATTACATCAGTCATGATCTTATTCTTTTCATTAATAAATTTAGATTCATTGAGTTTAGTTGAATCAATCTCAAATGTTTTGGCAAGTTTAAGCTCACCAGTAAATAATGAATTGGTTAAAATTTTTTCTCTGATGTCTGTCATTTCTTTTTCCTCCGTATATTAAAAAATGACTACATAATAGCAACTGTGCTACTATCACGATGATAATATATGAATGAAAAAAAAATAAAAAAAAGAGGCAGAATAGATCTGCCTCCTATAAATTAACTAAATAAATATTTATCCACTGTTAATTTAATATCTTTAATGAAATCATCTATTTTAACTTCTTTACCATCTAATAACATTTTAAGCTGTTTACTATCTTTACTTAGATCTCTATTACAAAATTCATTTAACAGTTTTATATTTTTATCTATAATATTTTTTACATAAGAGTCATAAGTCATAGAAACGTTTATGGTATTGAGTTCATATTCCATTAAATTAATTATAGAATATGCTACATCTGCTGATAGTTTAATATTTCTATTATTAATAGTTTTTTGATTTATTTTAAGCTTAATAATATCTATTAATTCATCTCTTAATTTAAGAGCATATTCTCCAAGATTATTACAATATCTATATTCTAGAATATCGCTAAAATTACCATCAATTTCTTTAATGAAGTCACCAACTAATGATAATTCCAATGCTATTTGTTTAAATCTAGTACTAAATGGTAAAGATTTGCCAATAGTATTGAATAAATCATCATAATAAGAATTAAAGAATTCCATATTAACAATTCTAATGATTATATTTATTACAAACTCAGCTTTTGATTTATTAATACTTTTAGCATTACTATATAATGCATTATGAATAATACAATTTTCCATATCAAATGCACCATAATGGCTTAATTTGAAATTTTGATATAAATTTTTGAAGATGATTCTTAGACATAAATCCAAATTTATTTTTCCAAATTTTGTATCTTTAAACACAACTTCAAAATTATCATTGAAAGTTATTCTAAATAGATTAGAGTAAGTTCTATTCAATCCTTTAAGAAACTTACCACACTTATATGACCCATACTCATATCCGATATATCGTAATACATCGCTTAGAATCTTCATCTTTTCATCAACAAATGTAGATTCATTGAGTCGAGATGAATCAATCTCGAATGTCTTAGCTAATGCTAGCTCACCTGTAAATAGTTCCTCATTTACAATTTTTTCTTTGAGTTCTGTCATTTCTTTTTCCTCCATATATATTAAGAATGACCAATATAGTAGCAACTATGGTCTACTATCATGATAATAATATATGAGTAAAAAAAATAAAGAATTATAGGAGGCAGAATAAACTGCCTCCTATATGGTAACTCAATTACTTAGATTGCATTTCATCAAATTTTTTAATACAAAGATCTAAAGCCGCTAGTCTTAGTTCACCTGTTACATACCTAGCCTGCATCAATGCCTCATCCTCAAATAATGAAAAGAGTGTACACTTTTTTCTAAAATCAGTACCATATAACTTAGATAAGATGTCTGTATATTTTTCTAGAGTCTGTTTAAATTCTTCATTTTCATATGATACCAATTCATTATCATTATCACTAATATCAGTTTGCATCATAAATAGGATTGATTCAGTTGCCCTCATCATATTTTCTACATAGTCATTTTTAAACTCTGTATTGTCAAGGCCTTCTTTAGCCATTTTAAATCTAATATTCTTAACTAATACACTACGCAATTCTAATACGTACGATCCCAAATCTCTAGAAGATTGATATATTCTTCTATAATCAATTCCAGGATTCATCTTCTTGACAAATTGAGTCAATAAATCGATCTTATTGATAACGTGTTTATAAGATTGATCAAATACTATAGGTTTAGGTTCTCCTTCTATATTATATAATACTTTTAAATTATTATAATAATAGAAGAAATCAAAATCTAATACTTTTTGCACTGTATCGTATAATCCAGTATTTTTAACATCAAACTCTTTGATGTCTTTACGTAGATATTTATCAACTATATACGATTCGTCTAAAGGATTGGACTTTATTCCGAAATATCTATAAATATTTTTTACAATCAATTTCACAATAATTTCCATATTATATGTCGGATGTTCATGTGAATAATAGAAGCTTGTAATATTATTAGACGGATCATAGATAACTTTGAATGATTTATGATATGTTTTATTTAGCATATCTAAAAATACTTGCACTTCTTGCAATGAGTAGATTTCTAACAATCTACCAACTAATGTACCAACTACAGGTACAAGTTCATCGTATACATGATCTTCAGGAAAATCTAGAATGCTAGACATTTCATATTTCCCAACAAATAAATCATCGATTTTTAATCTCTTTTTAGTTGTGTTTGTCATTTCTTTTTCCTCCTAAATATTAAAACAAATGACCTTTAAATACACAGTTATAATATATGAGCAAAAAAAAATAAAATGTCTATGGAGTTCAACTCCATAGACATATAAAATTATAAAGCACTATAATGAATAAGTAATGTAAAATACATAACAACTGATCTAGTATAACTATTTCTTGTAGCTACACGATTACGCCTATGAATGTATCGTTTAGACGCTTGCATTAACCAGTTTTCTGTAATATCTTTTATTCTTAGAATATTCTTATCTTTAGTATTCGGTTTAGGTTGAATAGAATACTTAATAAAGTTTGCTGTTCTGACATCTTTGTCTTTAGACTGAGCAAAGTACGTATAAACTAATAAGCTAATATATTCACGAACCTCAGTAAGTTGTTTAGTATCATTCTTAATGATGTATTCAATAATATCCTTAATTTCATCAGTTCTAACCAATGAGTCAGCAGACATTTTACAATACTTATAGTTTACCGACATTGTAGATGCAATATTTACAGCTTTATCTATAATGCGTTCAGCCATTAGATTATCAGTATCTGCTAATCTATAACCTGTATCGGAATAATCATCAGATGCATAAGTTATATACTGAGATTTATTTTCATATGCTTCATAGTATAAACTAGCAATATTTTTCATAAAAGATTTAATACGGCCATGAAGTTGTTGAATTAGATATACACAATCTTCATCTTCAAAATCTCTTAGGCGATCTTTGTATGTATCAATCCATGTATTAGATACAGACTTAACAGCACCTAAAACACTTCCTTGAGTTTTAAGATCGAATTTACCAGTAAGCATATTGTTTACTACATAATCCATTACCCATCTATATTCAGCTGGTTGAACTTTCTTAAAGAACCCATAATGAATAGATGGATAAAACTTTCCAGAAAATGCGAGATTAATGATACCTAAATCAATGAGTTTGGGATCTCTAGTTTTCCAGAAGTAGCGTAAAAGACATAAGAGAATAATAGTGATCTCATCTTTTGCCGCAGCTGGGTTGAATGCTGAAATTGATGCATAATAAGTTTCTTGCATTAAATTATGAATATCTTTAATATTAATCTTTAGAGTATTACATAAATCATCTGCATCTTTTTGTGTGAAGTAGATTCTTCTACATGGTGCAATATCATATAAGTCTTCAGATCTATCAGAAATGAATTTACCAATGTATTTTTTATAAGCATTAAGATTCTTCTTAATTTGAGTTTCAATAATTGGATAGATTTTCTTTACAATAACGGTTGTATTTTTCATTATATACCACCTTTCTAAGTTATTGGATTGTTCAAGATGGCTATAAATACAAAAAAAAAGAAGAGCGGGATAAACTCGCTCTTCTTATAATTATTATCAAGCCAGATAACTTTTTCTTAAGTAATTAGTGATCAATCTATTATTTTCTTTAAATATAAATTGTAGATCATTTATATGCTCTTTTCTTATAAACTTATCAGATTCATATAAATGCCTAAACTTATACTCATCTGGTAAATTATATCTAGCATATAAGCTATCTAAATAATCGATATTCATTTCCAATCTAGCTTTATCATTAATATCAATTGGGTATTTAGGATCTTTGTGTAAAAGTTCGTCTTCCACTAATACATTAATTAGTCTATATACTAATTGGAATTTATGTTCTAATGCTACTAAAATTTCGTCAGTTACGCCATTCTCATGACGTTTCTTTATTTCTCTCATGAGTAAAGTACGAGCTATATCTAATAACTCAAGCTTAGATAGATCTAATCGTTTTAGTGTATCTTTATCTTCATCATATTCGCAGAATTGGTATACAAATTCTAATATATTATCAATGTGCAATAACCCACCAATTCTATTCCTATATGAAGAAGATGAGAAATATATTCCTGAAATAAAGTCCTCTATATACCGTACTGATAGAATTCGTTCCGTATCAACTTCATCTAATGTGAACTGAATATATTTGGAGGCAGGAATGCCATTTAAAAGATTCATATTTATAATGCTATAAGATTTATCTACGATAATCCTAATAGCAGTATCATATGTAATATATGGATTAGTAGAATTTAATTCTATTTTTAGAGTGCCAGGTTTGATGTTATCATTTTCATCATACTCGCAGTCTAATACAAATCCACACTCGTGAAAATTTAGCATATAAATAATATCTCTACACGTATTATATTCTCCGCTATTGCATCCTGTTTCAGCTAATACTCGTAGAATGTCTTCTAAATGTAAAAGTTTTTCTTTTACATTCTCACACTCATGTGACTCTTTAGATAAATCAACATCGTAGAAGTCTTTTAGATTAAAATCTTTAAAAGATTTATGACTAATAATATCTCCTATTTTAATCATATTAATCACTCCTCACCTTTAGTAAGCATCATTTTTTCAATATATTCAAATATTTGTCTATTATTTTCACTAAGTAGCATAAAGATACGCATTAGATCTCTTTTAGACCTTTCGGATTTTTCATATATAGAAGCAAATTTATATTCTTCAGGCAAATCATAACCCTTATATAATAGATCTAAACTATCCAAATATTTTCTTATGTTTTCTTCTCTTAATTGTGGATCCATGTCAGCTAATGTTACATTATCTATAAATATTGCACTTATAATAGTAACAACTGCATTATATTTCTTATTTAGAGATTGTAATACTGAATCGGTTGTTTGATTTTCATGTCGAGTCTTAATAACTTTAATAATTAGTGCTCGAGCATGTTTTATTAAATCTATAACTGGTAGATTAGTTTTAAGAATAGACGTATCTTCAAATTTACAATATCCAATTGCAAATTCTAAAATATTAGATGCATATTTAGATACACTTGTAGATGTCTTATAGTTATCAGATGAGAAATATGACCCATTGATTAGATCAAATAATACATTTTCATCTAATCCATAATTATTTTTTTCCAACTCATATTCGATATAATCATATACAGATATACCCTTAATCATAGATATTTTGGTTGCATCATAATAATAATCTAATACCATTCTAATAGCTGTATCATATGTAATATAAGGGTTTATTTCTGGTTGGAGATCAATTGCTAAAGATCCCTTTTTTATAGATTCAGATGATTTACCTTCATATTTGCAATCTAATCTAAAGCCCAACCGTAGCATATTTATATAATCTAGTATAACAAATACTGGATCTCTGTCAGGTATAGTTGTTTGATCACTAATTAGATTTAATAATTCCTCTAAACGTAAAAGTTTTTCTTCTACATTTTCACATTCATGAGTTTTTGGATCATCAGTAATGTCTATATAATCTTTTAATTTAAGATCATCAAAGGCAGTTTTACTCCAAACGTCTTTTATAGTAATCATGTATATTCTCCTTATTTTGAAACATCAAAGCATGATTCAATCCAATCATTTACAGAATGAATTGCGACGGATCTTAATTCAATGAAATTTTCAGTTAAAGTAAGATTATTATCATATTCAACTACTGTATCAAAAATATCATTCAAGAATTTAGATAGTTCATTGAATATATCAATAATTCTACCA